ACCACTAGACAATAAGTCTTGGTAAGCAGCTAGGCAATACCCTTGAACCTTTAAAGCACCGACAGGTACAGACTCTACAGCACCAGCACTACCCTGCTTCTTATCGTCAGCCCTACCACGCCATACATCAGGCTCATAGAACTCAGGCTTATCATCCACATACCTACGACTGATCTCATTCCAACGTAAAAACTTATGCTTGACCAACTGCCTAGCTGCAAAGATAGGTGCCTTGACATGAAACGAAACAAAGGCATGACCAAAAGGTGACATGTGTCTGTGCTTGGCTAGGTACTTGATTAACTTCTTGTCAGGGTCATTGAGGATAGGTGTCATAGTCTCACCCACTATGCCCGATGTACCAAGTGCCTCACTCTTCTTACCAAAGCTAACACGTGCTGCATTGACTACAGACAGGTCACTGCCCATGTGGTCTATGTATGTTACATCAATCATCTTATTTATCCTTTACGTAGTTCTCAACAAAGTGCGTAGCAGACTTAGACAGGTAAACTTTAACAGACCGCCAAGAAACCCTTCCCCCGTCTGGATTTATTTTAGAACTCCATTTGCCTGTCAACAAATAGTATCTAAAAGTTTTGTCACCCTCTTGTATATATACGCAGCCATTACCCAATGTAACGTAGTCAATACCTGCGTCCAATATTTCTTTCATTATCTTTAGCCTCCGTAACTCTCTCTGAGCCGCACCATCAGAATAATCTTTATCATATTTTCTTATCGCTTCAGCTTCAGCTAAAGGTATTTCTTTTTCTATCCATTTGTTTACAGTGTCAATATCTGCAGTAACTACACTATCTGTATTTTCATCACTCATTAACCTACTCTCCCCACGTACTTAGCTATGTGATGTACAAATGGCAACAGACTTATCGCCATCAAAAGATTAACACCCGTATGCACCAAGGCAATACGTAACGTGTCACCCCTTGGCATACCGTCAGACACTAGCAGTCCTGCCAGCCAGATAGTCCCTGTAGTTCCTATGTTGGCACCTAAGACACATGCAATAGCAGCAGGTAGTGGTACTGCACCTGATGCTACCAAGGCAATGATGGCTGTGGTACTGAGGCTACTACTCTGCCATGCCAAGGTCATAATGATACCACCAAAGAACATATAGATAGGGTTAGCCATGAACCATTGCAAGTGGTCTATGTTACCCATAGATTTCATGCCACCACTAAACATCTTGAGGCCAATGTAAAAAACTACAAGACCAATGGCTGTATATACATAGTTGTTCATAACTCTACTACCCTCAACGCCCCAACCTCTACACCAACTGAAAAGCCTACATAAAACGTAATCACTACCAAGATAGCTAACGGTATAATTCTGTGAGTCACGGTGCTGTGCCTTTCCAAATCTTTAGCTGTGCTTCAAGTTGCTCAATGCGTTTCTTTAACTCGCCAATCTCTCTAAGTAATTCCTCTCTAGCTTTCATTTGCTACATCCTTTATTGTATTTATAGCTTGTTCATCAGTCATGCAGAACCACTCACCATTAATACTTTTATCCCAAGCCAAGGAAGCCTTAGTTGCAGCAATCTTGTGAGCCTTGACCTCTGCTTTATTGCGATCCTCAAAGTGTACAGAATGTATTAACTTGTAGTCTCGCATAGGTGAACTTGTTTGGTAGCTACTAAGCCTATCCTCTGCATCTACTGCCTTTCCTATCTTCACCCAATCAGGCCATGCAGGGTTACGAATAGCGTAAACGTAGCCACTCTTTTGCTTTATGTCTTTCTCCAAGGCAGCAAAGGCTGCATCATCAAAGGACTTGTATCTCCCTGCTTTGTGTAAGGGATGATCAAATGATATATATTTACCGTTTACCCACATCCTACTTTTGTTATGTGATTGCTTACAGGTAGTACACCAGTACTTTTTTATCTTGGCTTGGCTTTCTAAAAAGTTCTCACCTACCTCTAACTTAACAGAACAATGAATACATTTTGCATCAGCTTTCATCTTCTTTCTCTCCTTTGTGCTTCTTCTTACGAATGGCTGGACGTTTCTTATCAGGTATAACCTTGGGTCTGTACTTGGGGTTCATCAAATCCTTAGCCATAGGATTAGGTCTTCTCGTCTTGTCCATGTCATAGGAACTCCTTCAACTGCTCAATGTCGGACTCTACACGATACTTTATGTCATCGTCAAGCCTTAATGCAATAGTGCCAACACCCGTCCATGCCTCTATCTCTTGTCTGAAACGCAAGGTCTTGTGTGCAGCATCAGGGTCTAACGCTACGATAACCTGAGAATAATTACCCAACTGTTCCATATGTGCAACACTTAAAGACGTACCAAGGATAGCCATACCTGTAAAACCTAGCTTGGCTACAGTGATAGCACTGATAACATCCTCAACTACAACCACAGTGTCACCTGTACCTGCAAGGAAGTAGTTAGCCTTGCCAGTGTAGCGCAACCACTTAGGTTCTGCACCAGCTAAAGCCCTACCTACAGCATCAAGCATCACCCCATTGTTAAAGATAGGAAACACTGCACGTCTATCCTTGAGGTCATACATCAAGCCTTGGTCATGTAAGTCCCACTTATCCCTGAACGCATCAAGACCACTACCACTAGGCACAACATACTCAGGTAGCACCATAGCCTCAACCTTGGGCTTAGGCTTGTCTTGCTCTATCTCTTGCATCCTAGCCTGTATGTCAGCAGCAGTCATACCTACAGTGTGAACGCCACTGATCTTACACCCTAGCTTGTAGCAGTTATACAAGACAGCACCGCCTGACTTGTTAGCTGTGAAGGTATTCTTACCACCACAATCAGGGCAATCACCTCTTACAGTGTCGCCCTCCCCTAAGTCTAAGTCTTCTATGTACTTATCCATTATATCAAATCATCCTCTCTGTTGGATAGTGCCTTGGTAGCACCAGCCAATGTATTAACCAAGTAAGGCATCACACTCTGAGGGCTACTGTGTCCACTTACCTGCATGATACCCACAACATCAACGCCACGCTCCACCATCTGTGTGATAGCTGTACGGCGTAAGTCCATAGCTGTCAACTCCTTGGGTAAGCCAGCAGCCTCTTTGACGCTGTTAACTAATCCGCAAATCTCAACATCATCGTAGGGCGTGTATGCCCCAGCCCTAGCCCTAACTCTAGGGGCTACGTAGGGTAGGAACCCAAAGTCTTGCTTCTGTTGTCTAAGCATAGGCAGCAAGCCACCCTGTACAGGCAGGTGAACATCTTCACCACGTTTGCTTTGCTCTAGGTTTAGTACGCCTTTGTCTAAGTCTAATGCTCCCCACTCAAGTAAACGCATGTCACCGATACGCTGCGCCCAATGGAAAGCCATATGCACAATCAAGCCAATGCTGCGCCACTCCCAGTTGTTGTACGCTGTGTCAAGAAACTGTTTGACTTGAGGTGTAGTCCACTTGATCTTGCGGGGCTTGGCCTTGGCCCTTTGGATGAGCGACACAGGGTTTGATAGTAGTACCTCATGTCTTCTAGCTGTGTTAAGCACAATGCTTAGACAGGTAGCTATGTAGTTAGCTGCCCTTACACCGTGCTTAACTTGCCAGTAGTCGTAACCTACAGTCACATTAGAAAACTGTAGGTCTTTTAGTTTAATGTTACCTAAGAACTTACCACCTTGCACAGGGGTAACACAGGCAAACTCAAGGTTACGTTCATAGTCATACTGTGACTTGCCACCCAAAGCTGAGAACTTAGGTGTACGCATATAGAAGTCACAGGCTTTGCGTATAGTGTGTGTACTTTTAAGTTCTTCTTGTTTAGGTGGCATGTTACATCATCCCTATGGCTGCACTAACAAAAACGATAGTGATTAGTATGTAGAGTAGAAAGTCACCTACACGCTTAAAAAAGGGGTGCATATAGCTCCCCCTTAGTTATGCATTGATTAACTAGGTATAGCTCTGTGCTGAGTAGGTCAGCCCTGTGCATGTCACCCTCCCACTGTGACTCCTCTACTGCATTCATCAACCTCTGCCGTTCTTCTGACAGAGGTGTGAGGTGTTCTAAGTTGTATTGATTGCTTGGCATGTCCATTGGTTACTCCCTCAATTAGTGTCGGACAATCCGACGTTATCAACTATTACTTTACGCCACCAACACAGTTACGGCGCATAGTCCAACTAATGTTAATCTCTCCATCAGGATATGAAGTATATGCTTTCTCTAAGGCATCAACAGTCTCAAGTACTGTTTTCACCTTATCAGCCTCAGTCAGATCATCTGTATAATCAAAGTGCAAAGGCACTACAGCAATAGTATCCTCCCAATGGTCATGCTTGTAGTAATGCTCACTGCCATCAGCGTGTACTGTAGGGGATGGCATATAACCGTGCTTGTTAGGCTTGGTAGGTTTATCAATCTCAGTACGCCCATAGCAACTCTCAGTTACAGTAATGATTGCATCATGAAACGAGTAGGTCTGTATCTTGTACAGCATATCGTGTTGCATCTTGGTTCCCATTGGTAGTCTCCTTGTTTGTGTTAGCTGCCATAACAGCGATTGCAAAGCCACGTGGTGTGGCTGATCTGATGTTCTTAGTCTTAGCAGACTTACCGCCTAACTTCAAGTGCTGTCGGCTGTGACCTGTCTCAGGCTCAACTGGAACCTTGGGAGGCATCACAAAGCCATTGCCTGTCCATAGGCAAGTCTTCTTAGGGTAGGCGTCACGGTCTGCAATGTAGTCAGGCCAACGTGGATGCCGTGCGTCATTCTTGGCAATGTAACCACCGTACTCGTAAGGGTGAAACGTATGGTCAGGCTTGCGCCATTTGGTAGCCAATACAGATACAGGGTTCTCAATGAAGTACGGGCAACCAAGATCATCAAACAGACCAGCACAATCAATGGCGTGTTGTGCAGCCCTCTGTTGAAACAATGGGTCAGCCTCTGCTTTCTTCTTAAACCACGCTGCCCCTGATACAGCCAGATCAGTACAAACAGGAAAGGCCATACCAAATGCTACCTTGCGACCATAGAAACTAAAGAACATATTACTGTAAGTACTAAAGTCATGCAGGTCAGCATGTACATATCGTATTATGCCACCGCTATCAAAATGATCTTTGACTACCTTATCTTTAGGATGCTGAATGTCAAAGGCATAGCAAATGTACCCTGCCTCTGCCCAAGGCTTGAGAGCCTCACCTGTGTAGTCGTACAGACTGATTACGTGTTGTTTCATCACGCTGCCTCAATCATTGCAAAGGGTACGTTGTAGATAGAACCACGCATACGCACCTGTGCTTTCTTTAAGTTAACTTTCTCAATGATACCTGCAGTACGCTTGGTCTTTTGTACTACCCAAACGTCCTGACCTACCTTGAGGCTAGCCCTACCCTTGAGGGTCTTTAAGTCATGCGCCAAGTCAATGATCTCATTGAGGTCAGCAGTGTCTAGTGCAAGCATAGCTTGTTTGATGTCAGTCAATTCCATGATGTAGTCTCCTATTAAAGAATGTCCCTGCCACCTGTATAGCAGCAGGGGTAGCCAAAGTCAACAATCAGCCAGCGAAGTGACGCAAGCGGCGAGGGTTAGCCACATGACGATTAGATATCTTCTCAAGATAAATAGTACGCTTGAAGATATGTAAGGCAGTCATGGTCTTGAGGTGCTGTACACTCAAGCCACGGCTCTTAACCTTACGCTTACGGACGATACCTTTCTTACCAAGGAAGTTAAACCGAAAACCACTGGTACGGTCATTGAGGGGCTTAGTGGCGATACATGCAAACATGAAGAGTCTCCTTATAGGTTTGCTTAGTTAGTGTCGGATTGTCCGACGTTAAGTGTAGTCACCCTCGTAAGGGTCATAGTGATCAGGCTCAGAAGGAACGTAGGGTTCCTGTGAATACTTATAGTGCCACTCAGGGTGCTTGTCAATCAAGTCACCAATCTCAGTGTCGGCAGGGTTATACCCTATTACTTGGATGGTGCCGCACTCATCCCAAAAAATAGCTTCAAGCATCATCAATCTCCACATTGAAGGTAGATATAAAAGGTTTACCTGTGTCACTGTGTAGTGCAAGGTAGGCTATGTCACTCTTATACAAAGGCTCATCGTCCTTGTCAACAAAGGTAGCAGCCTTGTAAGGATTGTACTTGGCAAGGTTGCCCCTATAGTTAAACAAGGGGATACGCTCTATGAGTTCACCCCTAGCGAAGGCGTGTACGTTCTTCTTACCCTCACGCAACACCCTAGCACGGCCAGCAGGTTGCACAACATAGGTCACATTCTTGAGCGTGGCGTTGCAAACATGTGCAATCACCTTGCCCTTGTGCCGCATAGAGAAAACCTTCTTGTGCAAGTTAAAGTATATCTCAACTCTCATCGTCTATCTCCCAAAACATTTCCTGCCAATCAAAGTCAGTATAACCTGACATTATAAACTCACGCTCAGAGGGTGAAGCATTAGGGAAAGCGTTCTGTGCTAACTCTCCCCGCTCCCATGATGCAATTTGTGCAGCGGTTACGTCAATCTCTTTGGTGGCAGTGTTACCTGTCAGGGGTGATGTTCTGGTGATCTTCATGATTAGTCTCCATTTTAGTTGGTGTAATATTGTTATACCAGAAGCGGTTCTCTATGTCAAACAAAGTGAAACTTCTGGTGACTTCTCTTAACCATTTGCTACGCCAAGCTTTATCTGGACGCCTAGCGTAGCGGTCACGTTTATTTAGGTGAAGCATTTAATAGTTAGTGTCGGATTGTCCGACGTTAAGGGGCTGAACATCTTTATACTCACCAATCTTGTAGTTTGCCAAGAGCCAGTTAGCAAAATACTCAGCATCATTTTTACTCAAGTGCTGCATGAGTTCACCCATGATTTCACGATGAAGGCGTTGTGTCTTGTTCATTATGCAATACTCCATGATACAGCCCACCATTGACCATCAATGGGAAGGTCTAGCGTTTCTCTTTCTTCTTGCGTAAAGGTATCATAAGTTTCTGAACACCAGCCCCAACTGTTAGACCAACATAAATTTGCATCCTTTACACATACAATTATCCAATTCATAGGTTTAGCCCTTCCAATGTAGATTGCAACTCTTTTAGGGTCTCTCTTAACTGCTCCTCAGCAGTAGCACATCTTTTGTGATTGTCAAAGTCATCCACAATGTTACCTGCCAACGCTCCAAGAGAATCAGCCAAGTGGCTAACCTCATGCAACTTGTCCCGCATGTGCAGGGCTTGATCCCAAGTGTCAAACATCTGTTTATTCTCCTAGTAATTAGTGTCGGATTGTCCGACGTTAAGTAATCAGTCTTGCACAAAGCCACTGGTGTCTTTCTTAGCCCTGCCCTTAGCGTATAGGCTCACCATCACACCGTCAGGATCAAGAAACCGCAGGTCATCAGCATCACCACTGATAACAGGAACACCCATAAACATGCGAGGTATAACGTCAACACTGCGCCACACTACAGCCATGTTCATGCCCTTATCCATAGCGATCTTGACTTGCTTGGCGTACAAAGGATTAGCAGTGCTGTAGCTAAAAGTCAAATGGTAGTTCTTGATATGGTCAGTCTTGCGATTGGCAATCTTGGTGTAGTCATACCATTGCACCTGTGGGAACATATCAAAGATATTGGCAAAGGAACCTATAGGCACACCATACCTAGTATTGTGATTAGATACAGGTATACGTTCCCAACGTATGTCGGATGTACCGTTGAGCCGAATAACAGGTATCACACCTTGCTTGTCGCAGTACTTGATAAACTTAGTAACATCAACAACAAGTTGCGCCATAAAGCCATCACGATCAGCGGCAAACCACGCAGTCTTTTTAGCACGTGCCGCTTGTACTGTGTTCATAGCACCACGCCCTGCAGTGAATAAACAACCGTCAATACAGCCAGCAATCTCAGCATTGGCACAAACATTGATGCCAGCACTTTTCCAAGGCTGCATATACATAATAGCGGTTTCATACTTGTCACCGTTACCTTTTACTGTTTTTGCATCAGCACCAGATGCAATTAGCTTACCACGAAAAGCCATATATTTAGTCTCCATATATTTAGTGTCGGATTATCCGACGTTAGCATACTCTAGGTCACAATCGTTAGCCAAGTCAATTAAGTATGGCTTAACTACTTCATACCAGTTATGTTCGCCTATGTCAAATCCATCACTGTGATCGTCATGAATAAGTTGAAGCTTGTACAATAATCTACCTTGCTCATAGCTTAAAGCCTCAACACCCATAGATGCAGCCACAGCGTTAAGCACAGGTTGCACACCGCAAGAGCGATTAAAAGTTGAATATTCCAAAACACCCTTGCCCTCAAAGGTATGCTTGTAGTGTTCATCATCAATAAATGCACCAACAATGCACTTGTTACCCTCATGGCCCCTGTAAGCACAATCTGAACCACCGTATTCACTAGGTGTACTCATAGAAGGCTTTTCCATTTGAGCAAAGTGAGCGATTGCCTTATCAAACATTTCTTGAAGTGTCATAGTTTTAGTCTCCACATAAAATTAGTGTCGGATTATCCGACGTTAAAGGGTCAATCAATTTAGCCCATGACTAGCCCTACACCTTGATAGCATAGGACTAGGCAGAAGTCAAATCAACTCAGATGCTGTAAGAATAACGGTTACGCAATTCATCTGAGTACGTTAGGGCTTGATCTATATAAAACCCCTCTTTTTCTACATTGTGATCTGCCATAGCACGTGCAGCGTTATGACAATCTTTAATGATATGGCGTAACGCCTCAATATCACAATCGCTTGCGTTCCTGCGCCATGTTTCAAAGTCCTCTTTTGTTGCATAATCAGGTCTCATAAGTCTCCCCCCATTAAAATCTGTTTCAATTCAGTAACAGATACCCCTGCGATTTGGGCTAGTTCCGACAACAGCATATCAGGATTGTTATCATAAACATCCTTTAACGCATCATTACGGCGTACTATAGCCGCTTCCTTAGCTTCCCTGCATACCTTGCCAAACTCAGTCATTGTTTTAGTCTCCTCAAAATTAGTGTCGGATTGTCCGACGTTAACGTTGCCTTGCAATATGTATAGCATAGGGTGTCGCTTATGTCAAACCAGACGGCATCCCATTACTATCATGCGTATGTGCGCGTTCCCGGCGCGTACGTAAGGCACAAAAAAGCCCCGCAAACTCGAAAGCTTGCAGGGCGTGATTAGTGTCGGATTATCCGACCTTATTTCTTGGTTTGGGGACGCTTGTGTTTCTGCTGCTGCTCAAGTGTATTCTTAAGCGTCAAAAGTACATCGGCAATTTTGATGTTATGCTTGGCAGCCGTTGCCAGCGCGTTGTCTACAATGCTTTGCGCCGATACGGTTTCAGTTTTCTTGCTTGTCGCGCTAGTTGCAGGGCCTTGCTTTGATGTTTTCTTTTGTGCCTCTTTAATTGCCTTTTTACACTTTGATACACCCATTGCATCAAGGCTTTCTGTATCGTCCATTTTTGTGACTACAGACCAATTTTTGGCGATTAGAATAGCGTCACTAACGTCCTGCTTTGACATGAAACCGATAGAGCTGGTTTCGCGATATGTTGCAAAGCTTGCTTCGCCCCGTGCCTTGATGTCGCCGCCTGCAGCGATCCAATTCTTGCGTATCTCAATCAAGTTATCGCCAATAGTTTTCCAATATGACAAGCCAGTCTTTGCGTTCTCGGCAAGCTTTTCGGTGTTATCAATTACCGTCGAGAATAGTGGGCTATTGAGTGTAGACAAGTCAGGCTTTTCAGTTTTTGCCTTACGCTCTTTTGCAGTTGTCTTTATGTTAACGACTTTTGTGTTGGTCTTTGTTGCTGTCTTTGAAGTCTTTGTGGTTTTCTTTGCAGTGTTAGCCATTTGATTAGTCTCCATTGGGTTAAATCAACACCGACACGGTGCCGATAAGCTTTTGTAATCTTAATCGGTGTTTAGGTCAATACACTTTCTGAAAAAAGATTAGTGTCGGATAATCCGACCTTAATTGATTGGCGTTAGTCGTGTCGGTGTTGTTTCTTTTGAGGTATACTTTTTTGAGCCATTATAGAGACAAGCTTTTGAGTTAAGCATTGGTGCACAAATGTTTCGTTTCTCTTTCACTTGTTCAAAGTATAGGAAAACAAGCCTATTTTGACGATATATTAATAGATAATCAGTAATAATATTGAGTAATAACAATGGTTTACACTGTAAAACCCCTGCATAATGATAGAACTGCCTTGAAAAGCACCCCCTGCGACGGCCACCCCCCACCCGTACTGTACGTATATATGTACTCTGCAACACACGGGGTTTCTCAATAGCACAACCTTAAGTATAACCCCAAAGAAAGACGTTTTATGCTTGATCCCGGCTGCATATATGTGCTAGACTACAAATTGTTTCACGTGAAACATTCCTGATGAGTGAATTTATATGCAATGTATACTGGTTAGTCCCAAATAGTGGAACAAGTTAGCTATTAGTGTGCTTTTTATGCAACACTCTTAAAGAAAAACACATAGCTAGGGTATTTTTGGGGTTGACATGGGGTGTTATTTGTGTAAAACTACGGTAGTAGGTAGTAGTTAAACTTTAAAGTTTAATTATCATGTTAAAACAAAAAAACACTTAACTAAAAGTTTAACTTACTACTTCGCATTAAGAAAAGTTTAACTTTAAAGTTTAACTACAGTTAATTATTTCTTATTATTTGTATAAATTACAACAAAACACTTGACTTAAAGTTTAACATAAGTAAAACTATATGAAAATAGACAAACAAGAATCTGTACTAGAGACATTTTACCTAGCGTTAGCTTCCAGTAACAACAAGGCGTTACATGAAGTTCACATCCCTATGTCTGATGTATTTTATGTACGAGCAGCTATTGAGGCTGACACTGGGGTTAGGTATACGTTAGACCACGTTGAGCGTTCAATGTACTTAGAGGGTCACTTAGGTCGTAAGGACGTATTAGACCCTGATAGACCAAGAGGATATTGTACTTACGATGCCTAGACAGCACTTTGATGATTGGAAAGTAATGCCACGGCTTATGATGCTTGTGGTTACGCTTTTAACTTACCAAGTCACACATTGGTACATGGGTTTACCTGACCCTACCATACAGCAGAGTGGACTTGTATCAGTCGTAATGGGGGCATTAACCGGGTGTTTTGCAATATGGATGGGCAAAGAGTAAGTATAGCCATGCCGATTCACAAAGAAGTTAATCGCTTTCTTTGGATTATTAAGGGTAGGTTGGCTCCTGATGAGTACAGTGAGCAAGACTATTTAGACGTACATGACGCTTACTTTAGACGGCTCTGGGGCAACCATGAGAACTGTGTCCATGAGGAAGGCTTTGAGGAAGCATATACGGAGAAGTATAACAAATGATTGGTCAACTCATAGGTAGCCTTACAGGTTTAGCAACAAGTATCATTGATGGCAAGACCCAGATTAAACTCACTGAAGCTGAGATAAAGAAAAAGCAGCTTACAGGTGAGTTAGATTGGGACTTAGAAGCTATGAGGGCTACTGAGAATAGCTGGAAGGATGAATGGATTACTTTGTTGTTTAGCATTCCGCTTATCTTAGCTTTTTGTGGTGATTGGGGTAACGATATAGTAGCTAGGGGTTTTGCAGCGTTGGAGGTTATGCCTCAGTGGTATCAGATTGCATTAGGTGGTATTGTTTCAGCTTCCATAGGAATGCGTTCAGTGAGTAAGTTCTTTGGAAAGAAGTAATAATGTAGTGATAAAAATGCCACAGTTAAGTAACTTGGATAGGCAATACATTACATTAGAGAAACAGCAAGAGTTAATACGAGAGCAAGCAAAGCTCATAGAGGAGAAACAAAATGGGGTTTAAGTTATCATCACGTAGTATTGATCGTCTTGGCGGTATTGATGCAGGACTAATAACTGTAGTTAACACAGCTATTGACATGACTAAAGTTGACTTTGGTGTGACATGCGGTATGCGTACATTAGCCGAGCAGGAAGCTTTGGTAGCTAAGGGTGCATCACAAACCATGAAAAGCAAGCACTTAGAGGGTCGTGCAGTTGATCTTGTAGCTTACGTAGGGTCTAACGTTACTTGGGCTTTAAATATGTATGACGAGATAGCTGACGCTATGGCTGACGCTGCACGTATTCACGGTGTAGCTGTTAAGTGGGGTGCTGCTTGGAGTGTAGGTAACATTGCTGAGTGGGACGGTTCTATGGAAGAAGCTATGAATAGCTATGTAGACCTACGCCGTTCTCAAGGTCGCAGGCCATTTATTGATGCTCCACATTTTGAAATGATGTAGATGTTTAGATTATGGAGTTTATATTAGGATTAGCACTATCTGCCCACATAGGATTTGATAGAGGTTACAATAATGTACATCCCTTTTTTGATATAAGGCACGAAAATTTAATAATAGGTGGATACTATAATTCGTTGGAAACTACGAGTTTTTATTTTGGAAGATCAAATGAGTTATTTGAAGGTTTATCTATTGAAACAGTAATTGTTTCTGGTTATAATGCCTCAATTATACCTACAACAAGACTGGTATTTGATAATTACTATGTTCTTATTGGAAAAGAAGGAAAAAACTACGGCCTTGTTATTGGCTATCAAATACCATTAAATACATATATTGGAGAATAAATAAAATGCCATCTAAAGCTAAACCCATTCAAATGAAGACTACTTATCATGTAGGTGGGGATACAAAAGCTGTTCCAAAATCAGTAGACATTAACGCCGCCAATGCACGTAATAAGTTTAATGCTGCAAACAAATCGGCTGTGAATGCACGTAATAAGTTTAATGCTGCAAACAAAGCAACGCCGACAGCAGTATCAACGCCGACAGCCGACCCAACGCCGACAGCCGATACACGCAAATCTCCAATCGGCATTATGAAAGAAAAATCAACGCCAAACAGACGAAGACCGTCAAGTCGTAGATTACAACAGATGCAAAGACGCAAATTAGCAATGATGCGTAGACGCGGAGGTGGACGTGTTTCACCAGCAGCTACTCCAACCCCTAGTCGTCCAACCCCTAGTAGAGGTGGACGTGTAATCCCTAGTAGAGGTGGGCGTCCAACCCCTCGTAATATGGCTGTTAGAGGGCCAAGACGCGCTACAGGTGGCAGACGTAGACTTGGCAGAAACCTTAGTCGTTTTTCGTTTCAGTAAGGTAGTATTGCAATATGAGCATAGATTACAGGGGAGAGACATTTGCAGGTTATAACAAGCCGAAGCGTACCCCTGATCACCCGAAAAAAAGTCATGCCGTTCTTGCGAAAGAAGGTACAACCATTAAGCTCATCAGGTTCGGTGAACAAGGAGCGAAGACCGCCGGGAAGCCAAAAAAAGGTGAATCCGACAAGATGAAGAAAAAACGTGCATCCTTTAAAGCAAGACACGGTAAAAACATAAAAAAGGGAAAACTCAGCGCAGCATACTGGGCTGATAGAACAAAATGGTAACACGCTATAAAGGATAATATATCATGGCAACTACAACTTTAACACAAGGTATTGAAGAATACCAATCAGACATTACATTTGGTAATGGCATTGACGTAACAGGCACTGGTGCATTTAGTGGCGCAGTAACCCTGTTGAAACCTATTGAAAGTATTACTGCTGCAACACGTACTGTGCTTGCTGCTGAGTCAGGTACAATTTTTAGTCTTAATCGTGCTGCGGGGATTGTTGTAACTTTACCTGCTGCTGCTGTTGGACTTAACTATAAGTTCCACATTGGTACTACAGGTACTGGTACACTTACTATTAATGCAGCTACATCTGCTGATACCCTTCAGGGTGTAGTAATGATGCATGACAAAGACGAAGTAGGTTCTGTTGTTGTTCTTAATGAGAACATTCAGACCTCTGCTTTTGCTGTTCCTGCCGCTGCTGATCACCAGCTTGTAATGGATGCTGACACTAAGGGACGTTTTGTCGGTGGTATTGTTGAGTACACCTGCTTGTCAGATTCCAAGTGGGTTGTAGAGGGACACCTCTTTGGTGACGGCAACTCAGTAACTCCATTCACATAATTTTAATTTGCTATAATAAAAGAGGGGGTAGTTACTAATGTCAGGACCAACTAAGATATCTGTAACTCCTCCTTTAGGCAAACGTAACTATCGTAAAGAATACGATAACTACCACGCCTCACCAGAGCAAAAGAAAAAGAGAGCCTCACGCAACGCTGCACGTAAACGCAGTGCAGCAAAACCGGGGCAGGACGTTCATCACAAAAATGGCAATCCTTTAGATAACAGGAAGGGCAACTTAGCTGTTGTATCCCCTAGCTCTAATAGATCGTTTCCACGTGATCGTAACGCTAGGAAAACGTAACGGGAGTTAAAACACAATGGTTGACCAAGCCGCATTGGTAGGAGAACACTTAGGATGGGCTGTAGAAGACGCAGTTACTCTAGGTGATACTGCTACTACACACGTAGTTTGCACTAACGCTAAGATGGTGCTTATTGAGACAAGTCACGCTTTAGATATAGGTTTTGCTACAGCAGAAGCTGACATTACAGATAACGACATTATGTTACCTGCTGGTGTTCACAGTCTTGTTGTACCTAAAGCTATAGGTAACGCTACAATTTTAAATTACAGACGAGGTAGCAGTACAAGTACGCTAGTTCGTGTTGTATTAACATAAAGGGGATTACACAAGATGGCTAGTAAGTTAACACAGTGGATTAATGCCAGTTTAAAAAACAAAGGTATGACCGCTAAACAAGCACAAAAGAATGCTTATAAGTACAAGAGTATTGCTGCAGCTAAAAAGGCAGGGTCTTTGTACTACAAAGATAAGAACGGTAAGATAATGATTGCCGCTTATGCGGAGGACTTAAAAAACATTCCTAAAGTCAAACCTAAAGACAAGCCTAAAGCTGATCGTAAAGATGGCTTACTGAGTAAGAGTGGCAACCCTACACAAGGTCCGGGTAATCGCGGAATGCGTGAAAAAAAGATTACCACAACTCCTCTCCCTAAGACTTCAACAGCTAAACCTAAACCTAGCGTAGAAGCCCTTGTTAAACCGTCTGTGCCTGTACAGCCTAGTGGTGGTGGCAATGGTAAAGCTAACCCTACAACAAATTCAGCAAAGCTTGACGCTTGGAAAGCAGGAGATAAAGGTCTTAGTTCTAAAGAGCAATTTCGTTTAGCTAAATGGGCTGAAAGAAATGACTTAAGTGTTCCTAAAGACTTAGCTAAAGATCGTGTTAGACTTAGCCTTAAAACTTCACTGAATAAAAACAAAGGTGGTCCTGTAACTAAGAAGCCTAAAGGTGCTTACGCTGCAGGTGGTATGACTAAAAAGTCAGGCTATATGTATGGTGGCATGGCAAAGAAAAAGGCGAAGAAATAATGCATAACGGGATTGCATTCTTGTATGTAGTCCTTTAAGTCAAAGCATGGTATAACTATCTCTGGTAATACATAGAGGAGTTATACCATGTTTAAAACATTTATCAAAGCATTACAAGACAGTCAAATGCGTAGAGTGCAATACTGGCAGTTAGTTAATATGTCAGATTCTGCGCTTAAAGACATTGGAGTCACACGTGGCGAAATTAAGCAAAAGTTCTACGGTAAAGAAGGTACCTAAAGCAAAAGGCTATGCTAAAGGTGGTTCAACAGTAAATGCGGCGGGTAATTATACTAAGCCTACTATGCGTAAGTCTCTTGTCGCCTCCGTTAAGGCTGGCGGCAAAGGTGGAAGCCCCGGACAGTGGTCGGCTCGTAAAGCTCAAATGGTTGCCAAGCAATACAAAGCAAAAGGTGGAGGATACACGTAATGAAAGTAGACGCACCTAAAGGTTATCACTGGATGAAACAAAAAGATGGCAGTTTAAAACTAATGAAGCATGACGGTAAGTTTGTTCCTCACAAGGGGGCAAGCCTTGCTGCTAACTTTGCAGTACAAAAGAAACACAATGCCAAACAAAAGTAAAACACCTAAAGCAAAGAAAAAGCCAGCCGCTAAGATGAACTCTGGCGGTTTAGCTAAAAGTCAAAAGAGCCTTAAGTCATGGACTAAGCAGGATTGGAGAACTAAGAGTGGCAAACCTTCTACGCAAGGTCCAAAGGCTACAGGAGAGCGTTACTTGCCAGCTAGTGCTATCAAAGCTATGGATTCTAAGTCTTACTCTGCGTCTTCAGCGAAGAAAAGAGCAGATACAGCAAAAGGTAAGCAATTCTCTAAGCAACCTAAAAAAGCGGCTAAAGCTGCCAAGCCGTACAGGAAAGTAACATGAGTAGAGTACTAAACGAAAAGCAACAACTCTTTATGCAAGTCTTATTTGATGAAGCACAAGGTGACGTTGTACAAGCTAAGAAGCTTGCAGGTTATGCTGATGGCTCATCTACTAAGACTATTGTAGAGAGCTTAAAGGATGAGATATTTGAGGCTACAAAGACTTATATGTCGCGACTTGGGCCTAAAGCTGCGGTTGCTTACGGTAGTGCTTTGGTTGACCCTACGCAGCTTGGTATTAAAGAAAAGATGGTAGCTGCAGGTCAAATCTTAGATCGTGCTGGTATAGTTAAGACTGAGAAGGTTGCAGTAGAAGCTAGTGGTGGTTTGTTTATCTTGCCACCTAAAGAAAGTGACGATGACTAAACACTTTGCGTTTAATGACTTAGGTTATTGGATGTTACCTAAGCCTAAGAAACTACGACATTGGGAGAGAATACCAAGGCTAGTTAAGTTTGTACCTTTTGGCTACGAGATAGACCCAAAAGATGAACGTTGGTTAAACCCTATTGAGAAAGAGTTAGAACTATTAGAGCTTGCAAAGAAACACTTAAAGCAATATAGTTATAGAGAAGTTTCTGCTTGGTTAACTACACAGTCAGGTAAAAGCATATCTCATATGGGCTTAAAAAAGAGGGTAGACCTTGAGCGAAAACGTAAAGCAACTGCTAGAATCAAACGTAAGCTTGCCAAAAGGCTCCAAGAAGCGATCACGCAGTACGAAACGCTTGAAAAAGAAAGGACAGGATACTACACCTGTCCAGCCGAGTAAGAATGTTTCACGTGAAACAGTGCCAGCCACAGTTATACCTGCACCGTTTGACGTAGAACAAGCACAGAATATTGTATTTCAACCTAATCCCGGCCCTCAGACTCAATATCTAGCGTCAGGAGAGCGCGAAGTACTTTACGGTGGGGCAGCAGGTGGCGGTAAAAGCTACGCTACACTCGCTGACCCCTTACGTAACTTAAACCATCACGCATTTAGTGGGTTGCTTGTGCGCCACACTACAGAGGAACTTAGGGAACTTATTCAGAAAAGCCAAGAGTTGTACCCTAAAGCAATTCCGGGCATTAAGTGGTCAGAGCGTAAGTCTCAATGGGTTACACCTAGAGGTGGTCGCATTTGGATGAGTTACCTAGATAAAGACCAAGACGTTATGCGCTACCAAGGACAGGCGTTTAACTACATTGCATTTGATGAGTTAACTCAATGGAATACACCGTTTGCGTGGAACTACATGCGCTCACGTTTACGTAGTGCTTCACCTGAGTTAGGCTTGTACATGAGGGCTACTACAAACCCCGGCTCTATAGGCCACGCTTGGGTTAAGAAGATGTTTATTGACCCGTCTGAGCCTAACAAGCCTTTTTGGGCTACCGATATTGAAACAGGGAAGACCTTAGCGTACCCTAAAGGTCACACTAAAGAAGGTCAACCTTTGTTTAAGCGTAGGTTTATACCTGCAAGTTTGTTTGACAATCCATACTTAGCTGACAGTGGCGATTATGAGACTATGCTGCTATCTATGCCAGAGCATCAACGTAAGCAACTACTAGAAGGAAACTGGGATGTTAATGAGGGTGCAGCCTTCCCTGAGTTTAATAGACAAATTCACGTTGTTGACCCTTATGACATTCCTAATAGCTGGGCGAAGTTCAGAGCTTGCGATTACGGTTACGGCAGTTGGACAGGTGTTGTGTGGTTTGCCGTATCACCCTCTGAGCATCTTGTAGTTTATAGAGAAATGTATGTCACCAAAGTTACTGCTACTGACTTAGCGGATTTAATATTAGAGGCAGAGTCAGATGATGGCACCATAAGATACGGCGTGTTGGACTCGTCCCTTTGGCATAAAAGAGGTGACACTGGTCCTAGTCTAGCGGAGCAAATGATTATGAAGGGCTGTCGCTGGAGACCTTCTGATCGTTCTAAAGGTTCTAGGGTGTCAGGCAAAAATGAGATACACCGCCGTTTGCAGGTAGACGAGTTTACTGAGGAACCCCAACTCGTATTCTTTTCTACCTGCACCAACTGCATAGCACAGATACCTAGCATACCTTTAGATAAGCGTAACCCTGAAGACGTAGATACAAACGCAGAAGATCACTTGTACGATGCTTTAAGGTATGGTATCATGACAAGACCTAGAAGTTCCTTGTGGGATTTCAACCCTTCAACACAGAGAAGCGGTTTTCAAGCTGCTGATCCAGTATTCGGATATTAAATATGGACCCAGATGATTTCACAACAGACTTTGAAACTAACTTAGAGTCAGGCGAGTCTTCTCACATTGAAGACGTTACTTCTGAAAGTATGCATGATCCTAAGACAGGTCACATTATTAATCTAGTAATGGATCGTTACAAACGTGCAGAAGATGCTCGTATGACAGACGAAACACGTTGGATGGATGCTTACCGTAACTACCGTGGTATATACAACAACGAAGTCCAATTTACTGAAACTGAAAAGTCGCGTGTATTTGTCAAGGTAACTAAAACTAAAACACTGGCTGCATATGGTCAGATTGTAGATGTACTCTTTGGTAGTCACAAGTTTCCATTAGCTATTGATCCTACTACGCTCCCAGAGGGCGTGGCTGAGTCCGTACACTTTGATGCTTCACCTAAAGCAGAGGAAGGTATGGAAGAACTAAAAGAGGCGTTTACCCCGCCTATGTTTAGCTCTGAAGAATCAAGACTACAACCCGGAGAGACTATAGAATCTTTACGAGAGCGTCTAGGTGGCATGGCTAAGAAGCTAGAGCCTGTAGAAGATAAACTTATTGAGGGTCAAGGTACACTCCCTACAAGCATTACTTTTAATCCTGCACTTGTTGCAGCTAAGAAGATGCAAAAGAAAGTACATGATCAGCTAGAAGAGTCAGGGGCTAACAAGCAACTGCGCCTAGCTGCCTTTGAGACTGCTTTATTTGGCACTGGTATTATGAAGGGTCCATTTGCTGTAAATAAAGAGTACCCTAATTGGGATGAAGAAGGTGAGTACAAGCCAACCATTAAGACTGTACCATCTACTAGCCATGTTTCTATTTGGAACTTTTATCCTGACCCTGATGCTGCTAACATGGATGAGGCTGAGTATATCGTAGAGCGACACAAGATGTCACGCTCACAGGTTCGTGCATTAAAGGGTAGACCTTTCTTTCGTGATAACGCCATTGATAAGTCTCTTGCTATGGGTGAGTCCTATGAGAAGAAATGGTGGGAGCAAGCTATGGAGGATGACGCTCAAAGCGGTAAAGCATAGCGTTATGAAGTACATGAGTTCTGGGGTTTCGTTGATAGAGAAGTCCTTGAAGAGTACGATGTAGATATTCCTAAAGAGTTAAAAGATACAGAGCAAGTCAACGTAAACATTTGGGTATGTAACCATCAAGTCTTGCGTCTTGTAATGAACCCATTTAAACCTGCACTTATTCCTTACTACGCTGTACCTTATGAGCTTAACCCATATAGCTTCTTTGGTGTAGGTATAGCTGAAAATATGGATGATACACAAACTCTTATGAATGGCTTCATGCGTATGGCTGTAGACAATGCAGCCTTAAGTGGTAATATGCTTATTGAAGTAGATGAAACCAACCTAGTTCCCGGCCAAGATTTAAGCGTGTACCCCGGAAAAGTCTTTAGAAGACAAGGTGGTGCGCCGGGACAAGCTATTTTTGGAACCAAGTTCCCCAACGTGTCAGGCGAGAACATGCAGATGTTTGACAAGGCACGTGTATTAGCAGATGAGAGTACAGGCTTCCCTAGCTTTGCTCATGGTCAGACAGGAGTTTCAGGTGTCGGACGTACAGCTTCTGGCATTAGTATGCTCATGTCTGCTGCTAATGGTTCTATACGGAATGTAATTAAGAACGTAGATGACTACATGCTTAAGCCTTTAGGTAAAGCGTTCTTTAACTTCAACATGCAGTTTGACTTTGATCCTGAGATTAAGGGTGACTTAGAGGTACGCGCACAGGGTACTGAGAGCTTGATGGCTAACGAAGTGCGTAGCCAGCGTTTGATGCAGTTCTTGCAAGTAGCACAAAATCCTGTACTGGCACCGTTTGCTAAGATGGATTACCTTATTCGTGAGATTGCAGTTAGCATGGATTTAGACCCTGAGAAGCTCACAAACAGCTTACAAGACGCCGCTATCCAAGCGGAGATACTGAAGCAGTTCCAGCAGCCTCTACCACAGCCACCAGAAGAAGGAGTTCCCCAGTCGGGTACTACCCCACCCCAAGGCGCAGCACCCACAGGACAGGCTCCTACAGGGCCACAGGACGCATCAGGTGGAGGCGGCGGTAACATTGGAGTAGGCTCTGCACCTGCGCCGGGAGAACAAGGCTTTACTGGAAGGCCACAATAATGAGCATAGGAGTTTTACTAGGTAAGCAGCTTGCCAAGGCTATTAAGGGTACAGGCGATGATGTAGCTGATGAGACTGTAGAGGCTTTGGGTAAGACTTCTGCTAAACCTGAACGCTTTGATCCTGAAGCTTTAAAGAGGGCGGCTAATCAAAACGACAAGTCAAGAGAAATACTTGTTGATATGCCTATAGAAGACTTTCTTAGAGTTTCAGAAAAAGTAAGTCCTGACGATCCGGCTAGGGCTGACTCAAGAAAAGTAACAAAAGAGCTTGTAGAAAAAGGTACGCCTTTTAGGTCTATTCCAAGTCTTACATTTGAAAACTTAGGGGATGGTACAGCAAAAGCTACAGGGCATGAAGGGCGTCACAGAGCTATGGCTTTACTTGCTGCAGGAGAAGATACTATTCCTGTAGTTTTGCATAGTTATGGAGGTAAAGGTGGTAGTATTCGTTGGGGCCAACAAAGTGATCCTGACAGTTTTGACTATATAGATGTATTACCTGACAGGCTAAAGAGTGAAGACACAGATGATGTAGTGCCTATGCCTGACGCTGCAAGAAACATACGTAAAAAAGCTTCAGCAGAGAACATCCGTAGCTTAGTACAAAGGCCAATCAACAAATGAGCCAACTAAAGAAACTCGCAAACGATAAACCCTTATGGGATGCTTTTGAGGCTGAACTAGAGGAGCGCATTCAAAACAGTTACAAGATGTTTTCACAGACGGATGACCCTATAGTTATGAATAGAATGCAGGGTGCAGTACACGCTTTGACTGCGCTTAAGCAGCTTAGACTAAAGGTAAACGCTAATGGCTAGACTTGAAAGTCAAATGGAAGATATAATGGGTTATCCTACAGGTGGAGACCCTAGTATTATAGACCCTACTACGGGTAAGCCTTATGATGATTCAAGTCGTATGCGTCAGCAAGCTGAGATAACTCGTCAAGCTGATGCTATGGAAGCGTTTCAGAATGATGAAAACAAAGTTAAGCTACCTAAGTTACTTGAAGAAAAAATAACTCCATTATTTAATAAACCAGAAATAAAGTTTTCTGCACAAGACCTTGAAAAACAATACAAAGACTATAATCCTGAATTTGGTAAGGCTAATGAGCTTGATGACTATGGGATGAAGCGTTATGTTGCTGATCGTTCTTCCTTTTTAACAGAGCCAAAATTAAATACATACAATACAAGTTTAATTGACACAATAATTGATGCAGGATTTTTGTTAAGAAATGAAACACAAGGTGTGACTAATGAAAAATCTCTTTTAAGTAATTTTGATAAGATTAAAGATAGACCTGCTGTTATTGGCTTTTTAAAGGAAGCTCTTGGCCCCGGACCTTACGGAGAGGGTTTTGATATAAACAAAGCATCGTGGTGTGCTGCGTTTGTAAATCATATCTTAGGAATAGCAGGATTTGATCAACTTAAATATGGAGAAAATAAGTCAGAAGAAAGTTATAATAAAATAAGGGCTAATGCGTATTTAAAGTACGGTACACCTGTAGACAGTCTTGAAGATGCTAAAGAAGGTGATATTATAATATGGGATTTAAAACCTAATAATAGTGATGATGGTACTCATGTAACTTTTTATGCAGGAGATAGATATGGAAAGCAAGGGGTAGGAGATTCTGTAGATATTGTTGGAGGCAATCATGGAGCGCGTCAATCTGTATCTTTAAAAGGTTCGGGTAGTGAGGATGTATATGTAAAAAAGAATATACGAGGTATTGTTAGGGTAACTAAAAATAATATTACACAAGATTTTGTTAATGAATTAGCAGATATAGACCCTATTTTTAAACCTTTTACTGAACTAAATAAAAAAGGAAATCCTGTACCTTTAGTAAGTCTTAGGCCACAACTTAGGCCCAAAAAATTTAACGAAGGCGGTTCTGTAACTAGCCCATACAAAAGAAGTCACCCTAGCGCAATGCCAGCAGATGACTACTATGACATGCAAGCTAGGCAAGACGAGGATAAGCAGACTAAGGAAGCTTTTGTTGAACCTACTGTGCCTTTCTTTGAGCGTCCTATGGATTCAGATGAGTCTGACCGTATAGTAGGACAAGACGATGCAGGTAATCTTGTACGTCAAACTGCTCTAGGTAATACATATACAGTATCTCCCAACCCTGATCAACGCACTACTCGCACAAAGGTTACAGACGCAGCAGATGCTTTCCTAGAGAACCCTAGACTACCTACAAAAGATGAGGTTGTAGGGGCAGGTAAAGCGGCTCTTGAGGGTGCAGTAGATGTAGTAAGCACTCCTAAGAGGCTGTTGACAGGAGAGCAAAGCCCTACTGAAACTCAGATGGGCGATGTGTTTGATGTCTCTGTAGGTACAGGTATAATAGGTGCTACACAAAAGCTACCTGAGAATGCCTTGGGTATGTTTATGGGTAGGTACGCTAAAAATCTGCCTGAAGGTGATATAAAGGAGGCTTTTATAGCAGACTTGACAGGTATGGACACAGGTACACTTAATGAACTAGGAGAACTTGTTCCTACAGATTTTGGTGGGCCTGAAGATTATACTGTACATAGTATTATAAGACAAATATCACGTGGTGCTGACTTACCTAAAGCTAAACAAGCTGTACTAGATGCAGGATGGAGTGAGGGTAAAGACGGTAAGTATCGTTGGGAGCTTAGTGATAAAGACGCTAAAGTAGATGAATCTAAATTTACTGTGCTTAGTGCCACTGACATAGCTTCAGCTATTAATGCACCATTGGCAAATGTTAATTATTCTGAGTTAGGTGATGTATTAGATCATCCTAATTTATATAAAAACTACCCTGACTTAAAAACAATGCCTGTATTTGTAGATACAGATTTAACAGGTACAACCACTGCAGGATATTTTAATACACAAGAAGGCTATTTAGCTATAGCCCAAGACCAGCTTAATAATCCTAAAGAACTTAAACGCACTCTTCTACACGAAGTTATGCATAGAATTCAACAAAAAGAAGGCTTTGATTCAGGGACTAATAAACTTTCTGATGAAGTAAGAAAGATATATGACTCAAGGGCTAATGCACCAGAGGCTAAAGCTGCTTGGGCTAAGTATGATCAAGATATAGCTAATTATGATTTTAATCATATCCCAAAGTCTTTAGACCTTTTTAGAAATATTATAAAGTTTTCTGAAGATAATAATTTAAACTATGGAAATACCCCCTTTATAGAAGATGCAAAATCTAAATTTGTTGACTCTATTAGAGCAGCAAAAATGGCACGTGACGCTCGGAGAGACCTTGGACCTAATTCTTCTGAGTACAAAAAACTTTTACAGTTTGCGATTGATACATCAGCAAGTAATACACTAAAAGTTATGCGTAGGTTTTCAAGGCTTATGGAAGCTGCAGAACGAGGCGCAATGGGGCCAAGAAGTTACCGTATAACACAAGACTACCGTGACCTATTTAAAGACCTTCCTATTATGAAGGATGGCTCTCTAATGTTTAACGCTGAAAACTTAGGCACACAACTCTTAGGTTTAGAACAGCCTTTATTACCTGACTACATAAATCCTAACGCTACACCTACACAAATCTCAGCAGATAAAAGGCTTATTTACAGGTCAAAATCAGGAGAAGTTGAGGCTACTAATGTAGAATATAGAATGGATTTTGATGATGCCCAGCGGTCAGAAAATTCACCTAAAGAAACTGAGTTTGGTGCTACAGGGTTTGAGCGTGACGAGCAATTTACTACAGAACAAGCAAGAGCTTTACCTAATACATACGCCCAAGGAGGGCTTACATCAATGAACAATCAAACACAAAGGGCTTTTGCGCTAGGCGGCCAAGCTGAGACAGTAGACCCTGTATCAGGCAATGATGTACCGCCGGGATCGTTACCAGAGGAAGTAAGGGATGATATTGATGCCAAGCTATCTGAGGGGGAGTACGTTGTTCCTGCTGATGTTGTACGTTTCTTTGGGGTAAAATACTTTGAAGATTTACGTACAGAAGCAAAAATGGGCTTGCAACAGATGGACGCAGATGGTAGGATAGGTGGTGAACCTGTACCTGCACAAGAGCAACCACAAGGGCAAGATGATAGTATGGACGTAGCTAAACTAAAAGCTGCACTTTCTAGTTCTGGCATGTATGCTGGGGGTTTAACGGATGGTAATAGCCTTGATAACTTTATTGATGACGCTTCTCGTAGTCCTATGGTTAATGGAAGAATGAGAGCAGGGGGTGCTACAGTTAAGATGGCTGTTGGGGGTTTAGTACCTACAGGCACCTATGGGGATGTTACCAAGGTAGACGGCATTATTAAACAGCTTATGACTGCAGCTAATAATGATCCTGTGTTAATGGAAAAGCTTTCCAGTAAAGGCATTATGATTAACAAGACAGGTGCAGATAAAAAGTCTGCTGAAATGCAACAAGCTAATAAACCTCAAGAGCCGCTTAAGGCGGCTAAAGGAACTCTTGTTAGTCCTGACCCGTTTAACCTTGAAGATTATGATAATTTAGGAAGTAGCATATTTGACGCTGCAGGTATAGAAGACCCACTTAAAGCTATTGAAGCTACCTTTTTAGATTCAAATGGTGTAATAGAGCAAATTGTTTTGATTGCTCCTGATGGCATGGAGATACCTGTAGCTTGGAATAGTGCTATGCCTATCCCGCCGGGTTTCACTAAAAAGGCTACAAATGAGTATGGCGGCACTAAACCTGTTGCATCTGCTGCACCTGTAAATAATTCTTTAGTTCGTCGTAAGGCAGGGGATGGTAAGACAGGGGATGACTCTGACACTGGTGGAGGTGGGGGAGAGCCTACAACTACTTCAACTCCTTTTGACTACAGAGGAGTCTCTATAGAGGATTTAAAAAGTAGGTTAGATAAAACAAAAAAGTATAGTAAAATAGGTAGTATTATTGGTGTTTTTGCTGGTCCTGTAGGTACGGTTATAGGACTTGCAGCAAAAGCTAATTATGGAATAGTAAAAAGACGCATTGAAATAGAGTTAGATACAAGAATAAAAGAAGGTACAATAACAGCCAAAGACCTTGGGTCAGAGAAAAATCCTAACGAACTACGTGTATTAATTGCAGACGTATCAACTAAACGTAAGCTTAGTGCGGCTGAAAAGATAGTTGCAGATGAAAACGCAAAACTTAAAAACCTAGACCCCGAAGCATTTATAGAAAAACAAAGGAGGAGTATATTTAATGTAGCTCCTGACCAAAAAGGGGTTTTAGATAAATTTCTTGATGCTGCTGCCCAAAACGCTGCAGATAAAATCGCAGAAGAAGTATTAAATAATCAAGTAGATGGCACACCTACTACTTCTGGTAGGAGTTCTACTAAGCCAAAACTTAAAGGTCTTGAAAAAGTAACTGCACTTAAAGCTGCACAGGACTTTGCTACTACTAAACGCCTTGAAAAAGAACGTAAAGATGAAGAAGCACGAAAAGCAGCACAAGCCGCTGCTAATGCACAGGCTGCAAGAGCAAGACAAGCAGCAAGAGAGGCAGAGAATGAAAGGGAAAGAGGCGATGATGGCCCAAACTTTAGTAGTAGCGACGAAGGTGGTGGTGGGTCTAGTAACTTTGGTGTATTTACTGGTAGAACTGTTACAAAGTCTGATGGTACAAAAGGTAAGGGACGATCAGATTACAAAGAAGGCGGCTTAGTCTCCATGCCAGCAGCAAAGAAAAAGAAACAAACAACCCAGCGAAGAAAGGGTCTAGGTACTAGGCCGTAACTACAAAAAAAGGAAAACTAATGCCACCAGAACTAACAACTATGGAGAAACCTAAGACAGCAGGTTTTGTTGATAGCACATACCGCAATGCCAATGCACGACGTATTGCTGAAGAAGAAGCTGAAATGGCTAAATTTGATGCAGCCCAACAGGAGGGCGGTGAGAAACAAGAGGATCAAGCAGAACCAGAAAGTGTTGCAAAAAAGCAACAGGTTGAAGCTAAAGAGCCTGACACAGGGGAAGAACGCACATACAAGAAACGGTATGATGACATTCGCAAGCTACAAAGTAACACTGCAGCAGAACTAAAGGCTATCAAAGCCCAACTAGAGAACGCTAAAGATCAAGGCATTGTACGCCCACCTAAGAGCGATGAAGACATTCAAGCTTGGGCTGACAAGTACCCTGACGTTGCAGCTATTGTTGAGACTATTGCTGAGAAAAAAGCACAAGAGAAGTTTAGCTTTGCAGAGGACCGTCTACGCCAGATTGATGAAATGTCTGAGGAAGCTAACCGTAGTAAATCTATGGATGCTATTCGTGAATCACATAGCGACTTTGATGATCTCAAGGAGAGCGACGAGTTTCACGATTGGGCAGGGAACAGCCTAAGTGGGTACAGGATGCTTTGTATGAGAACCAAGATGACCCACGCTCTGTAGTACGGGTCATTGATCTATACAAAGGTGACAAGGGGTTAGACACTAAGTCCCGCAAGAAGTCATCTAAGGCTGCTGCATCTGCAGTTGTAACTAAACGCTCATCCAAGCCTAGTGAAGCTGACAACGATGTTTCCTTTACTGAATCACAAGTTGGCAAGATGTCAATGCAGGATTTTGAGAAACATCAGGAGGCTATTATGGAAGCACAACGTGCAGGGAAATTTATTTATGATCTTTCTGGCGGTGCAAGGTAAATAAAAGCTTGACAACAAAAGATTACTAAGTATAACTATACCTACAAGACACTACTTTGAGAAGCAAGCCCTACTAAAGTGTAGCTACCTTGCTTCTTAATTACTACTAAGCAACAACATATTAGTTAAGACCTACCTGAATTTACAGGCCCGTTGTAACAACGCCACCCTTAAAAATGCAGCCTCTTAAACTTGTGTTAAGCTTACTTAAACCTAAGCCAAACATTTAATGGAGGAACCATCATGGCTTTTACAACGGCATCAGGTTATGGGAATTTACCAAACGGTAATTTTAGCCCAGTAATCTATTCAAAAAAAGTACAGCTTGCATTCCGCAAGAGTACAGTAGTTGGTGACGTTACCAACTCAGACTATTTTGGTGAAATCGCTGCACAAGGTGATACCGTCAAGATTATCAAAGAACCCGAAATTTCTGTCTCAGAGTATGCACGTGGCACGAATGTCACAGCACAAGATTTGCAAGACGAAGATTTCACCTTAGTCATTGATAAGGCTAACTATTTTGCCTTTAAGATGGACGATATTGAAGAAGCACACAGCCACGTCAATTTCATGGACCTTGCAACAAGTCGCGCTGCATACCGTCTAGCTGACAACCATGACCAAGAAGTTCTTGCGTACATGTCAGGCTACAAGCAGTCTTCTTTGCACAGCAAAGGTGATACCCTTAACACTACTGTTAATGGTTCTAAGGCTGTATCTACTGCAGGTGCTAACGAACTGCTCTCCTCTATGCAACTGCATAAAGGTGACTTTGGCAACATTACTACTGCCTCTGCTGGCACTCACTCAATTCCTGTGACTGCACGTATGCCGGGAGCTACTTCCCTGCCAACTGCTACCGTTTCCCCTGCAATGATTGTATCACGCATGAAACGTTTGCTTGATCAACAGCAAGTTGACTCACAAGGTCGCTGGCTGATTGTGGACCCAGTGTTTATGGAAATCCTTGCTGATGAAGATTCACGCTTCATGAACGCTGATTTCGGTGAATCAGGCGGTTTGCGTAACGGTCTGTCCGTTAACAACTTCCACGGCTTCCGTGTTTATTCCTCGTCCAATTTGCCAGCACTCGGCACTGGGGCAGGTACAGCAGGTACAGCTAACCAATTGACTAATTGCGGTATTATCGTAGCTGGTCATGACTCGGCTGTTGCAACTGCAGAGCAGATCAACAAAACCGAAACATATCGTGACCCTGACAGCTTTGCTGACATTGTTCGTGGTATGCATCTATACGGTAGGAAGATTCTTCGCCCTGAAGCAATCGTCACTGCCCGTTATAACGCAGCATAAGGGAGATATAAATTATGGCTACTTATGACATGACTTCCATTGATACCGCTGGTGTTGGGGCAAACTCTATTGCTGTCCCAACCAATGTTGGTAACTCTGTACGGACTATTGAAGCAATCCTAGATATTGATGCAATGGTTACTGCTGGATACTCTGGCGCAGATGGTGACATCTTTCAATTGCTTGAAATCCCTGCCGAATCAGTAATGCTTGCTGGCGGTGCGGAAATCATGAAGTCCTTTACGGCTTCTTGTACTTGTAATATTGACTTCGCTGGTGGCGATGACATTATTGACGGTGCTGCACTAGACGCTGCTGCTGGTACATACCTTGCAAAAGGTACTGCTGGTGAAGCTAACATTGTAAATACAGGTGCTGCATCTACTTATGCGGCTGCTGCGTTAGCTCTTGTTAGTGCTGCAGATACCATTGATGTTGTTATTGCTGATGCTGCACCTGCAACTGGACGCCTTCGGGTCTATGCAGTAATTGCAGATATTTCTGCTGCAATGACAGAACCTGCTGTTGCACAGCGCGACCTTCTGTAAGACAATACATTAACTTTGGGGCTGGCTATATGCTGGCCCCATTAGTGTATCAAAAGATTTATTGAGGAAACATAATGGCTCTTACTTTTCTTTCATTAACTAATAGTACTATTACTCGTATGAATGAAGTAGAGCTTACATCTAGTAACTTTACTGGGTCAAGAGGCGTACAGACACAATGTAAAGCAGCAGTCAATGAAGCAATACGATACATCAACCAGCGTGAATTTGGATATTCTTTTAATCACGCTAATAATTCTTCTACCTTAGTAGCAGGGCAATGTAGATACACAGTACCTACAAGTACCAAGTCTATTGATTATAGCACAGCTAGAATTAAGCGGGACACTGATCTTAATACAACAGGTAATAACCTATCAACGTTGAACTATAATGAATATATTGATAAAGACTATGCCAATGAGGAAGACGATGTTATAGCTACAACGCTAAACGGGTCACACTCTGATAGCGTAGCTACACTAACACTTGCATCTACTACAGGACTTGACGCTACAGGTACAGTACATATAGGTAGTGAGCAAGTTACTTACACTGGCATACTAGGTAATGACATTACAGGCTGCACACGTGGTGCTAATAGCACAACTGCTGCTGCACATTCAAGTGGCGTAGCAGTCACACAGTTTGAAGGTGGTGGTGTACCTAGAAGTATTGTACGCACACCTGACAACAATTACCTTTTATATCCGTACCCTGATAAGGCATATGCGTTAGTCTTTGACTACTACACCTTTCCATCTGACTTGTCAGCCCACGGTGATACAACTTCTATACCTGACCGTTTTGCACCTGTCATAATAGATGGTGCTACAGCTTTTGTTTATCAATACCGTGGAGAGGTAAATCAATACCAGTTAAACTTTAGTAGATTTGAGCAAGGCATTAAAAATATGCAAAGCTTGTTAATTAATAAGTATGAATATATTAGATCAACTGTAATTAATAGACCACGTGGTTCTTCTAACTTTATGTCAGGTGTTAATTAATGCCAGATAATTCTCAATCTCAACCAGTAGCATTTAATTGTGAAGGCGGTTTAGTTAAAAACCGTTCTACTTTTCTTATGCAGCCGGGAGAGGCTTTAGTTTTAGAAAACTTTGAGCCTGACGTTGAGGGTGGCTATAGACGTATTAATGGTCATAGAAAATTAATTAATCAGATTGTACCACAGACTAATAGCTCTGGTGAAAAAGTACTTATGATTGCTAAATTTGCAGATAAGTATATTGCTGCTAGAGGTGAAAAAATATGGACAAGTGCTTCTGCTGAACTACGTACTAATATTGAGGCTAACACCAGTATGACAGGTTCAGGCACAATAGGCGTAGACAGTGTTGCAGGTTTTTCTAGTAGTGGCACTCTTGAAATAGCTATTACAGAAACTACTGTTGAACGATTTACTTATACAGGTATTAATGCGTCATCTAATCCTCCCACTTTTACAGGTGTAACACGGCAAGTAGACAGTACTAATGCTGCTCAACACTTTTTTGGCATTCAAGTTTCAGAAAATTGGACAGAAAGAGATACAGGCAGAACTAATGCAGGTAAGTATCGTTTTGAAAGATTTAACTTTGATGGCACAGATAAGATTGTACTTGTTGATGAGGTTAATGCCCCTGTGGTTTTTAATAGCTCTCTTTCAGCTACAGATATTTCGCCTTCTAATGTTGGGTCAGGTGAAGTTACTGCATTAGGTGCTGACATTGCTGCTGATACAAGTATGACTGGATCAGGTACAATTACAGTAAAAAGCACTGTAGGTTTTATTGACCCTAGTTCTGGAACTCAGTCTGTATTAATAAATAGTGAAATATTTACATACACAGGACTTACTTCTACTACTTTTACAGGGGTAACTAGAGCTACCAGTGGAACAACTGCAGCTGCACATGTAATAGGAGATACTGTCGCAGATTTATTTCCCCCTACAGTTGAAGGCGCTAAATTTGTTACTTCTTTTAAAGAACATATTTTTTATGCAGGGATGGCAAATACACCACAAGAATTAGTTTTTAGTTTGCCTTTTGACGAAGATAATTTTTCTGTAGCCCTTGGCGCAGGAAGTATACGAGTAGATGACACTATAACAGGTATTAAAGTTTTTCGAAACGATCTTTTTATTTTTTGTGAAAATAGAATTTTTAAATTGTCAGTAAATAGCCAAGCTGATTTTGTTATGACTGCTGTTACAAGAAGCATTGGTTGTATTAACGGTGACAGTATTCAAGAATTTGGCGGTGATTTAGTTTTTCTTGGTCCTGATGGGCTACGTACTATTGCTGCTACTGCACGTATTGGTGATACTGAACTAGGTACAATTAGTAGAAATGTACAATCTATTTTTGATGAAAACATTAAAAACAGTTCTTTGTTTGAAAGTGTAGTAATAGCAGATAAGACACAGTACAGAATATTCTTTAGTAAAACAGGTCAGTCTAGCGCACAGACAAAAGGTATTATTTGTGTACTAAGAGAGAATGGCTTTGAGTTTTCTGAAATTCGTGGGATTAAACCTGCATCTACAGATACCTTTGTTGAAACAGGTAACACGTTTGTTCTTCATGGAGACTTTGAAGGTTACGTACACCGTCAAGAAATAGGCAATACTTTTGACGGTACTGCTATATTGGGTAAGTACAGAAGTCCTGACATGAGTTTTGGAGATACTGGTGTACGCAAGCACATGCAAAGGGTTATACTTAACTACAAACCTGAATCAGCTATTGACGCTGATCTTTTACTAAGGTATGATAACGAAAGCGCTGACTCTTCAAGACCTGCTGCTTACCCTTTAGATACTGCAGATGTTGCAGCTTTGTTTGGGGTATCTAATTTTAGTACAGAAGGGTCTTTAGTACAATTTATCTTTGGCGGTGCTTCACAACCTCTTGTAAGACAGGCTGTAGAAGGTTCAGGTTTTTCAGTAGTATTAAGAGTTCATGATGGCGGGGAAACTGCACCCTACTCCCTAAAGGGGTTTCAGCTAGAATATCAATTAGGAGCAAGACGTTAGATGGGTACTACATACACAAGACAATCAACATTTACTGACGGTGATACAATTACAGCAGACCTGTTTAACACAGAGTTTGATCAACTTGTTGCTGCCTTTGCTGCCACCTCTGGACACTCACATGACGGTACAGCAGGAGAAGGTGGGACTATTAGTGGCTTGATTACTCCCGGCATTACGCTAGGAGATAACACTATTGACGTCACTCTTACGTTTGATGGTGGCTCTAATAACGGTGTACTAAAGTGGATGGAGGATGAGGATTACTTTGAGTTTTCTGATGATATACTTATTGCGTCAACAGAAAAAATTCAGTTTGATACAGCCGCTAACTATATTAATTCAGGGGCAACTAATCATCTTGATCTTGTAGCAGGTGATGAAATACATCTTACAGCTAATACTATTAATATAGATGGTGCTGTAGCACTCAATGGTGCTGTTACTGGGGCTACTAATATTACTCTTAGTGGTGAGCTTGATGCAGCTACCTTAGACATTTCAGGTAATGCTGACATTGATGGTAATTTAGATGTAGGTGGTAATCTTACAGTAACAGGTACTACTACCTTTAATGGTGGTACTCTTACGCTTGGTGATTCTAATGCTGATAATGTTGTATTTGGGGCAGATGTAAACTCTAGCATTATTCCTAACACAGATGATACATACGATTTAGGTTCGGCTAGTCAAGAGTGGCGTGACTTGTACTTGGATGGTACAGCACACATAGACACACTAGACGTTGATCTTAATGCTACTGTAGCTGGGACTTTGGGTGTAACTGGCATTGCTACATTTACTGATGACATTATTATTGGTGACGGTAAGACCATTGGTTCTGTTAGTGATGTAGATGCTATTACTATTGCTTCTAATGGGCAGGTTACTTTTACCCAAAAATTAATAGGTACTGAGTTAGACATTAGTGGTGATATTGATGTACTTGGTACAGCTAACCTTGATATAGTGGACATTGATGGTGCAGTAAATATGGCTACTACTGCCTTAGTTACTGGTGTCTTGACTACTACATCTACACAGGTAGCAACTGGTGGAATCACAAGTGGTTCAAACATTGTTTCTGACACAGACAGTACTGATGATCTTGGTACAACCAGTGTTCGTTGGGCTAATTTATTTGTTGATGGTATTACTGCAACTGATCAAATAACAGCTACTGGATTTACTGGTACATTAGATGGTATTCTTGGGTCTGGTACTGCTGCTGCTGCAACTGTAACAACTCTTGATACAAGTGGTGCTGTTAATTTAAATCTTGTTACTGACTCAACTAGCTCAACTTCAGGTGCTTTGATTGTTGACGGTGGTGTTGGTATAGCTAAGAAGTTGTTCGTTGGTACAGACCTAGATGTAGATGGAACAACTAACCTTGATGCCGTAGATATTGATGGTACTGTTACAGTAGGTGCTGACGATCAAGGCTACGATGTAATACTTTACGGTGATACTGCTTCAGCTAATATGACTTGGGACACTTCTGCTGATGATCTTATTTTTAATGGTGTTGCTGGTCTTATTGTACCTGAGGGACAACTAACACTAGGCTCTGATGCTGTTACTGCTACAGCCGATGAATTAAACATACTTGATGGTAAAGCATTTCTTGATGAAGATAACTTTGCAAGTAACTCAGCAACAGGTATTGCAAGTCAACAGTCTATTAAAGCCTATGTAGATGCTTCTGCAGGTTCTAATATAGTTGCTACAGGCGCATTAAACTCTGGCTCTATTACATCTGGTTTTGGCAGTATAGATAATGGTTCATCTGATATTACAACTACAGGGCTTATTTCAGGTGGATCACTTGATATAGACAATGTACTTATTAATGGTACTACTATTGGTCATACAAATGACACAGATTTAATTACCCTTGCTGCTGATCTAGTAACCGTAGCAGGTGAAGTATCCATGACTACATTAGATATTGGTGGTACTAATGTTACTGCTGATGCAGGGGAATTAAATACTCTTGAAGGTATTACTGCAGTTGTAGGTGAACTTAATGCACTAGACTTAGGAGATACTGCAATAGGAACAGCTATTGCTTCTAAGGCTGTAGTGTTAAATTCTAATAAAGATTATACAGGTATTCGTAACTTTACTATTACAGGTAACTTATCTGTAGGTGGTACTACTACTGTAGTAGATACAGTAACAATGAATGCACAAAATGCTGTTCTTTTTGAAGGAACTACGGCTGATGACTTTGAAACTACTCTTAGTATTGTAGACCCAACTGCTGATAGAACTATTAAACTACCAGACCAAAGTGGTACAATTCCAGTATTAGCAGCAGTTAGTACCACCGCTATTTCTGCTACTCCTGAAGAACTAAATATTCTTGATGGTAATACTTCTCCAACTTCTACTACTGTAGTAGACGCAGACCGTGTTGTTATGAATGACGATGGCACTATGGTACAAGTTGCCGTAACAGACCTTGCTGCTTACTTTGATGATGAAATTACAGCAATGCCTAACTTAATTACTACTGCTGCAACTACTGTAGGTGCTTTAGATAGTGGTAGCATTACATCAGGCTTTGGTACTATAGACACTGGTGCAAGTGCAATTACTACTACTGGTTTGATTACAGGTGGTTCTCTTACAGTAGATGATGTAGGAGTAGATGGTAAAGTTATTACCATGACAGGTTCATCCAATGATACTGCTGTATTTACTGTAGGAACAAATGGTACACTTTCTATTGTAACAACTGATGCTGATGCAGCCGCTGCTAATATACAAATTACAGCAGATGGTACAGCAGAGCTTGCAGGTACTACAGTTACGCTAGACTCTGGCGGGGATATAGACCTTGCGGCTACTGATGATATAAACATTCCATCAGGTGTAGGTCTTACGTTTGGTGATGATGGCGAGAAGATTGAGGGTAATGGTACAGACTTAACAATTACTTCAGGTGCTAAGATTAATCTTACAGCAACATCAGATGTACACATCCCTAATAATGTAGGTATTGTATTTGGTGGTGACTCAGAAAAGATTGAAGGTGATGGAACAGACTTAACTATTGCTGGTAATAACATTAACCTTACTGCTGCTGTTGATGTTATTATTGATGCTGACAATGAAATAGAACTAAACTCAACTTTAATTGATGTAAATGGCAACTTAGATGTTAGTGGAACAATCGTTGGTGCTAGTACACTTTCTGCAACAACAGGTACATTTAGTGGTATTTTAAAAACAGATGATGCTACTGAAGCTACTAGCACAACAGATGGATCATTACAAACAGATGGCGGTTTATCTGTAGTAAAAGATGCTGTGTTTGGTGATGATATTAAACTGTTATCTGATGCTTCTGTAATACATTTTGGTGCTGATAGTGAGGTTACTCTTACTCATGTGCATGATGCTGGACTAGCACTAAAGCATACTGCTACTGCAGATGACAAACCTATCGTACTTACCTTGCAAACAGGTGAGACTGATATAGCAGCCGATGATGAGATTGGAGTAATTAATTTTCAAGCCCCTAATGAAGGTGCAGGTACGGATTCTATACTTGTAGCTGCAGGTATTGCTGCTGTATCGGAAGGTGATTTTAGTGCTTCTAATAATGCTACTAAACTTTCATTTAGGACAGGTGCATCAGAAGCAGCTTCCGAAAAAATGTCACTTAGCTCTGCTGGTTTGCTAACTATTGCTGATGACTTTATTATTAAAGATGGTGGTACTATTGGTTCTGCTAGTGACGTAGATGCTATTACTATTGCTTCTAATGGGCAAGTTACTCTTACACAAACATTAATAGGTACTGATTTAGACATTAGTGGTGATGTAGATGTAGACGGAACATTAGAGGCTGATGCAATTACGATTGGTGGAACTGCGGTAGGCTCTATTTTTAGCCCAATTGCGGGTGGCACAGGCATAGTTACAACAGGTGCTTTAGACGCAGGTTCAATAACTTCTGGTTTTGGTAACATAGACACAGGTTCTAGTACTATTACTACTACTGGATTAATTTCTGGCGGTTCATTAGACATTGATAATGTTTTAATCAATGGTACTACTATAGGGCATACAGACGATACAGACTTAATTACACTTGCTAATGGTGTAGTCACTGTCGCTGGTGAAGTATCTATGACCACATTAGATATTGGTGGTACTAATGTTACTGCTGATGCAGGGGAATTAAATCAACTAGCTGGGGCAGTAGCAAAAACTGCAGGTAAAGAAACCATATGGGTTCCTGCCAGTGCTATGCAGCCTACTACTACTAATGGTTGTTCTGCACTTACTACAGTAGAGACTACATCAGGTAGACCAGACTTAGTTGTATTAGACTTTGATAAAGATAGTGATGAGTTTGCACAATTTAGTATAGCATTTCCTAAATCATGGAACGCAGGTACTGTAACCTTTCAAGTCTTTTGGGCTGGTATTGCAGCTACAACAGATGTTGATTGGATGGTTGATGCTGTTGCTATATCTAATAACACTAGCTTTGATGTTGCGTATGGCACAGCAGTAGTAGTTACAGACAATGCTCAAGGTGCGGTAGAAGAACTAAATGTATCTGCTGAAAGTGGTGCATTAACTATTGCAGGTTCTCCCGGCGACGATGAGCTATGTTTCTTTAGAATTGGTAGGGATGTATCAGGCGATGCTATGGCAGGTGATGCACGGCTTGCAGGCATTAAAGTGTTCTTTACTACTGACTTAGCTAATGATGCGTAGGGGGTAAAAAACATGAGCAGTTTTGGGTATAATGTTTTAGGTTTTGGAGCTTCTGCTCCTGCTCCTGCGGTAGCTGATAGCCTCTTTGGACCGTCCTATGGAAATTGGGATGGAAGTCTTTTAAGATTTAGCAGTACGTCTGACGCTAACGGTGGATCAACCAGTAGTTTAAATGGTTTAGCTTTTTTTTATGACGCTGTAACAAGTAGGGTGTATGATGGGTATGCTGGTGGTAGCTACATGTCTTATCATGCAGGCGGTTATTATTTATTTAACAGCGGCGATTCCATAATGCCAAACAGACCTTCTAGTTCAAATGTAGACTCAGGTAACGGCACCAGTGGTGCTACAATAGTGTATCAAGATAACAAATCATACGTTTTGTTTGGTTCCATTGTTTCCCAAACTGTTTATGTTTGGTTAAATGGAACAACGCCTGTATATAAAGGTTACTTTAATTTACAGTCGGGTCATAATGCTAGATCATTAGCGTTTGGAGAATGGGATGGCGGTACAAAATTATTTTCAAACAGTATTTCACTGACTACTTTTTACTATACCATACCTGATCTTGAAAATTTAAACAACTCCACCATAAGTGTAGACGGCAACTTTACAACTGGTGTTAGTGCTTTTTATAGTATGTCGTACGCAGGTAAAGACAGTAATGATGATGTTCATTTTTATTTTCGAAATTCCGCCAAAATGTATTTGTATAAAATTGCAGATGGTGCAAGTTCGGCAACCGCAGCAACGGAAGTAGAAAATTGGACAAGATCAGGCGGTGGCAGCTACGGCCATTTCATTGATTATGATAATAAAAAACTATACACTGGTGGGCTTGGCGCTCAGACTTTGTATAGGTATCCTTTACTTTAGAAAGGCAAAACTAAAATGGATATTAACTGGACAGTAGTAACAATAGTTGGTGCCTTGTTAGCCCAAGGTGCTGCTATTGTCTGGGCAGTATCAGGCATGGCGTCAGACATTCAGTATAACAGAAGTGACATATCCGAAATGGAATCTAGCACAGCAAGACTAGCTGATGATATACATGAGAATGATGTAATGATTGCACGTATTGATGCAAACGTAGAAGCAATCAAGGAAGCATTAAATGTGGTTACGACTAGCCACGCAAAGAGATAACTAAATGATTGACCCCATCACAGCTTTTGCTGCAGCCAATGCAGCTTTCAAAGGGGTCAAGATGCTTGTAGGAGCTGGCAGAGAGATACAAGATGTATCACAGCAGCTAGGAGCATGGTACGGTGCAGTAGCAGACATTACTAGGGCTGAGTCTCAACGTAAGAAACCTACATGGCTAGACAAGCAGACTCACGGCAGTGACAACATTGAACAAGAAGCAATGGACATTGTTGTTCGTAAGAAGACATTGCTTGAGAAAGAAAAAGAAATAAAGTTTATGTTAGACTACAGGTTTGGTCTTGGCACATACGATGAAATGCTAGGGATGCGTAGGCAGATACGTAAGGAACGTGAAGAGACTGTGTACGCAGCAATGGAAGCTAAAAGACAGATAGCTAACAATGCAGCAATAGGTGGCTTATCATTACTAATCATTGGTGTATTAGGTGGGGGCATGTATTTAATATCACTAGGAATTAGTTAATGATTAATCTTGTTGTGTTACCCCTTGTGTTAGCGGGGTTGTTAAGTCACCCTGAGTTTGTACAGTGTCACCTAGCAAAAAGAGTTAAGATACAGGGAGAAATGGTTTGCATTTACCGTGGACCTAATGGTACAATAGGCTACCACTACCCTATGTTTAAGTTTAGTGAGTGTCCTAAGACATACATGTGTAGGTACACGCCTAACGCTAAGAAGAAAGTAAGTGTTCAAGATATACTTGACGGATTAAAGGACGGATTTGAATAATGGCTTTTACCTATGGTGAATACAACGGAAAAAAATTAGATGATTTAAGTGGTGCTGAAAGACGTGCTTATGAAGCTAGTGTGACAGCGTATCAAGCGCAACAAAATCAACAAGAGGCAGTAGATAGAGCTGCAAGTTCCCCAGATACGGGTACTACAGATACGGGTACTACAGATACGGGTACTACAGATACGGGTACTACAGATACGGGTACTACAGAGACTGACGGTGAAACCACTGTTGAAAACCCTGACCCGCCACCTTTTGAACCCCCTGTATTTGGTGCAGGCACTGTTGATGAAACTCCCATGCAATCTAAGCTTGATAAAATCAATCAAGAGCTTGCTGATTTGTACACTATGGATCAGACTGACCCTGCTGTTATTAAGGCTATAGAAGATAAGACTAAAGAGCAACAAACTACAAGTGCTGCAGCCGTGACTGAGGGCCAGCAGAATCTTGTAAGTACTGCAATTAAAACCCCTCAAGACTTACTTACTAAAGCTACTGTTGCTAAAATAGACCCTGATACAATCGGTGCAGAGATTTCTTCAGACTTAAATAAAGTCCCTCAGTATGATGCAGCAGGTAATCCAATATTAGATGAAGCAGGTAATCCTGTTTTAGGGCCATCACAAGCAAATGTAGCTACGGCAAGCAAAGCAGGTGTTCCTCAGTATGACGCAGCAGGTAATGTAATATTAGATGCAGAGGGAAATCCTGTTTTAGGTGCAGCACAAACTGACGCACCAGATGATATTGAAACTGAAAAGTACACTGCATCAACTTCAATAGGGGATGCCACTAAAGCCCTTGAAGGCGGCGAGTTTATTGATGGGGCTTCTCTGGTAGAAAAAGCTGCAGAGTCATCAAAAGGAATGCTCAAAGATGCAAAGTACAATAAAGAAAAAGGGACTGTCACATATTTAAGACCTAATGCTGTAGCTATGGGTTTTCAGGAGGATGGATCACCTTACCCTCAAACCTTTAGTGAAGTAGAAGTACCCATTGCGGAGTTTGCGGAGCTTACAGGCATATCACTAGATGATTACACTACACAAGTAGATGGCCTTAAGACAGTAAAAGGGGATGACCCTGATGCCATTGAAGGAGCAACTGCAGACGTAGAAGAACTAAAAGGCAAGGACATTAAAGCTGCTCAAATAGATGCAGAGGATGTCACACAGATAGTTAAGCCTGATGCTCGTAAGCTTGAACCCGGCGAGGAAATTGAAGGCTCTGCTGTTGATATGGCAAGAGTAAAAGCGGCTGTAGAGTTTGACGCAGCACAGGCTGACCCATCTAAACAGGCTACTGTTAGAGGCCAGATGGAAGAACTGCAAGCTGACTTTGAAGGTGGTCAGACGCCAGCTTGGGCTGCAGGGGCATTAAGAAACGTTTCAGCACAGATGGCAGCGCGTGGGCTTGGTGCTAGTAGTATGGCAGGACAAGCTCTTGTACAGGCTGCTATGGAAGCTGCTCTACCTATTGCACAGGTAGATGCTGCTACCTTTAGTAAGTTTGAGTTTGAAAACCTTAGCAACAGGCAAGCCACTGCAATGTTTGCTGCAGAGCAACGTGCTAAATTTCTTGGACAAGAGTTTGACGAAGAGTTTCAAACACGTGTAAAAAATGCAGCTACTATTAGTGACATTGCTAATCAGAACTTTACAGCGGAACAGAGTATAGCATTAGAGAATGCTAAACTGGCATCAACTGCGAATATTGCTAATCTTAGTGCAAGAAATGCTAAAGTACTAGCTGATGCTGCTGCTGTATCTAACATGGAAATATCTAATTTAAATAATCAACAGCAAGCTAAAGTAGAGAACGCTAAAAACTTACTACAAATGGATATGACTAACTTAAATAATGAACAACAGACAGAGATATTTAAAGCACAGTCAATACAAGCTAGTATTCTTAGTGATCAGGCAGCAGAAAATGTAGCTAAACAATTTGGTGCTGAGAGTGAGAACGAGACCAATCAAGTTATGGCAAAGTTAGCGCAAGCAACAGCCGAACAAAATACTTCACAAAAGAATTTAATGGAGCAGTTTAATGCAGGTGAGGAAAATGCAATAGCTAAACATGCTGCAGAACAAAAGAACGCAAGAGAAGAATTTAATAGTGAATTTGCGTTAGAGATATCAAAAGCTAATGCATTATGGCGGCAAAATACTACCACAGTAAATACAGCCGAACAAAATGAGGCTAATAGGGACGAGGCTAAAGCAGCTAATGAATTTACTGCTGAAACTTTAGATCAAATATGGCAAAGAGATCGTGACTTATTAAGCTATGCTTGGCAGAGTAGTAATAATGCTTTAGATAGACTTAATGATGTTATTCTTGCTAATATTACAGCTACTTCATCAGCGAGTAATGCAGCTATATCAGCGGCAGCGACAACAGCAGCAGCAGAAATGACTGCATGGGGCCAACTAGGTAAAGGCTTATTAGGCTTAGATTTTGGATAAATACAAGGGGGAATTGATATGTCAGATAGATATATAACTAAAGAAAGAATGCAAAAGTTCTTAGAGAGAGGCAATGATAAGTCTGTCTCTAATGTAGCAGCAGATGAAATACAAGCTACTGTAGGTGAGGTAGGTAAAGGTAGAGGTCTTGGGTCACAAACTAGAAGTAAAAAAAGAAAGGCTATGTTAAGTCAGGCAGGACAAAACTTGTATGACTCCTCTGCAGCCGTATTAGAACAACAAAAAGCTACTCAGGAAGCTATTCAACAAGAGAGCATTAATGATCTTCTGTTTTCTGTTATGCGTGAAACTGAAAAAGAAACACAAAAGTATTCACCTTCTGCTGAAGGCACTTTGGGTACAGCTACCTACCTAACTCAAGATGAGAAAAGACAACGGGGTAGGCTTGGTCCTGTAGCTGAAAAGCTAATGACTTCTAAAGAGTCAGGTAGTGGAGGTTATGACGCTCTATATGATCAGTCTCAAAAGAGTACATTTAAAGATTTTAAACCTACAGAAATGACTATTGGAGAAGTTCTAGCATTTCAAAAGAAACGGGGAGAAGGCTCCTACGCATCCTTTGTAAAAGCTAACAATCCAAAAGGTACACTTTCTACACCTGTAGGAAAGTTTCAATATGTAGGAGCTACTTTGCAGGATGAAGTAGATACTAATGACTATGATCTTAATGACAAGTTCGATGCTAACATGCAAGATACTATTTTCTACAACCACGCTAACAGAATAATAAAGAACCTTAAGACGCAAGAGGGCAAACGCTCTAAAATGAGGTCTACTTGGGAAGGCTTCAAGAGTAGAAAAGCTGTATCAGATAAAGAGCTAGATGCTCTTATAGCTGAGATACAAAGTCGTAAATAAAAAGGCAACAATAAAAATGAGTAGAGTATTAAGAGGCCCAATTCCCGGCCAATCATTTGCGGATAAACCCGGCAACTACCCTTGGGAGAGACCCCCTGAAACTGCTGATCCTAAAGTGGCACTTAGTAAGCATCTTAAAAATATGTCTGGGGCTAAGTACATGGATAGTGCGCTTTACATGATGGAGGTGGGCCTACCTGTAGAGGTGCTTACTAACACTACTTTAACTATGGCGGTAGGGAGAGGCATACACAGTATTGATGTAGGGCTTATTATTGCACCTGCTATTCACAAAGAGATTGTGTCTATTGCTGAAATGGCTGGCATTGAATATGACGAGTATTTCCCAGAGGAAGAAGAAGAAAAAGAAGCAGCTAAAGAAAGACTTAAGGCCATTATTATTGCCAAGATGAAGCGCAAAAAACCCAAAGAAAAAACTCAAATATCTCAAACTATGGAAGCTATGACTAGCCCAGAAACAGAGGAGTTTGAAGATATGCAAGACCCACAGGACAAACAAGAGGCTCCTACAGAAGACATGGCTATGGATCAGCAACCACAGCAGGAAGAATCACAAGAGCCACCTAATCAAATGGGCATGGGCTTAATGAGTAGAGAGGCATAAAGACATGGGTATTAGTGGAAATGCATTAGCTTTTATTGGTGGTGCTGCAGAGCAATTCGCAGAAAACAAACAAGGGTTTAAAAAAGAACTACGTGACAATAAACGTAAACAGAAAGAATGGTTAAACACATATGGCAACAAAGCCCTTGATGAAACCAAGCAGCAGCAAGAGAGTGTAGAATTAGCCTTAGATGAGCTAGAAGCGCGAGGATTAAAGACGCCAGATGCACTTCAACTTTTGCAAAGGCATGGTGTAAATGCTGTACTTGAATTAAATAAAACCGTAAAAGATTATGAGTCGGCTAATAGCACAACGGTAGATGCAGACCTTATGAATAAAATATGGAAGGCTGCAGAAGATTTCACACCTACAAGTCAAAGCTTTGAAGAAGCTGTCTCTAAAGTCTTTGGTACAAATAAAGCAGGTTCTACAGCCCCTGTAATACAAGAGTCAGAAGAAAGAGGTTTCTTTGATAAAATTAAAGCCAACCTTAGTGGTGCCTATGAAGATGAAGAATATGATGACTTCTTAAATGATGCAAGCGAAGGTATGGGTGGATACACTATCAATGAACTAAGAGCAATGTCAGAGTCCTCACTTTCTATGGTGGGTTCTGATGGTGCTGCTGTGTTTGACAGGTCTGTTCTTAGGGGTGATGAACCTTCGGCTGGTGAAGTTAGACTTTGGAAAAACACTACAAATATCATCGTGCGAGAGGCACTTAAAAATCTTTCACCAGCAGACAGACAAGCAGTTGGAAAAAGAGAAAACTCTAATTTGGACTTAGTAGACCGTGACACAGATGATATATTCTTTGATTTAGCTGACCCTGATGGTGTTTATTTTGAAGCCTTTAGTGAAGCTACTAGAAAAGTACACGAACAAAATCCTTTCTCTAACAACAGGGCTGCTACAGGTGCATATGGCGGTCAAGATGCTCTAAATGCAATACTTAATCCACCAGAACCACCTACACCAGAAGAGTTAGCAGAACAACTTGAGCAAGACCTAATAGATAATAATCTAACAGAGGCTAGACCTGAAGATTTAGGTGAATCTACAGACGCACAAGTAGGTGAATACTTTAGGGACAATAATAAAGACTTTGTTATATCAAATGGAGAGTTAGTCGGGCGTCCAGAAGATGCACCCTTTGATGAATCTAAAGTTGTAGAATTGCCCCCAACAGAATTGCCCGTAGAAGAAGGTACATATAACACAGACGATCTAACTCTAAAAGCCCAACCTACTGTAGCACCTGAAGGCATCCCTGTACGTCCAGAGCCTAGATATGCAGGTGGTGAAAAAACCAGACCCCTACAAAAGCCTTTAAACAGAAGAGACCTAGATGATTGGGATGATCAATATGAAGATAAGTATAACCCTGATGCTACTTACAAGATAGTTAGACCTCAAGGCCCAAGACCTGAAGATACAAATAGCCGAGAGTATTATGAGTATGAGCTTTGGGATGCTACCTACGGAGATACCCATGATCCCCTTACAGGATACCCTCTAATAGAAGGCTTAGATAAGACCCTCATTCCTAACTCAGAGGTTGCTGACTAATGAGAGTTATTGACGCAAAGTTTATAAACCCCAGCCAACAAGAGCCTGACTTCATGACCTACACAGGTGGTGAGAAGGATACGTTTGGCATTAGTGATCTCACAGAGGATCACAACTACAACGTCATTGAAGCGCAGATGAAAGCTCGCTTTGGTATGTCTGAGAAGTCTCACGACAGGCAAGAAGTCGTAGATAAGTGGATTAATTACAACAGAAAGTTTAACGTAGGTAACACCCTTAGTGTACTAGGTGAAGCCAGCTACTTAAGCAAAGCTGACGATGAAGAGAAAGTAAAAGCTCTCAACTCGTACAAGCTCTTTGATAACATGAAGGGAGCCTTTAGTGGTGGTACAGCAGCAGAAAAGCTAGACAGTGTGTACGACTACGGTATGGCTTTAATTGTGGACCCTGTTAACTTGGTCAGCTTTGGTGTTGGTAAGTTAGCTACAGGCGGTGGATCAAAAGTAGCTGCAGGTGCGGCAAAAGAAGCCTTAGAGATATCAGCTAATCAGATACTACGTAAGGCAGGACAGACGGGTGCTAAACGATCTGCACTTAAGCCAGCCGTAAAAGCTGAGATAGGTAGAGCGCGTCAACGTGTACTTAGTAAGGCACTAAAAGGCGAGGCTGTAGAAGGCTTAGAGGAAGGCGTTGTAGAGGGTGCGCTTAAGAAGGCTGCAACTAAAGAGTTTAGATACGGCATAGGCACTGAGACTGTTAGTGCTATGGGTATTGATGCCATTCAGCAGAACATGGCGTACCGTGAGGTAGGCTTTCAAGATGAGTTCAGCTATCTAAACTCTGGCTTAATTGCTGGTGGGGGTTTCTTTGGCTATGGATTAGCTAAAGCGTTTGGTATGATGGACGGTACAGACCTACCCAAGTCTGTAGCGTTAGAGGCTTATGATGCTGCTGTAACGGCAGAGGCTGCAGCTAGAAAGATAGCAAGGCAAGAAGGTGAAGCCACCTACAAAGATGCTATGGCAAACCTAGCTAACGATGAAGAACTCCAACGCAAAACTATGGAGAGCCTAAAGAATAACACTGCTGCTGCACAAAGTTGGGCTGAAATGGTAGCCTCTGGTAAGCGTATAGCAGAAGAAACAGGTGACAGGTATGAAGGTAGTGGTGCAGAGGGTTTATCCGCTTTTATCTTTGGTAAGAAAGATTTGCCAGAAGGCCGAAACTTCAAAGGGCTTTTTGATATATTTAATGATGCGGGAATTGATCTGGCGTATGCAGATGATGTATGGCAGGGTACTACCCACTTTGTAACTAGCACAGTCAAAGCCCTACCACAAAATGTCAAGAATGAAGTAGATAGTCTGTACAAAAATACTGTACTTAAGTTAGACACAGTGTATGAAAGCAAGACAAACCTAGATGACGCTATGGACTTCATGGCAAGTGATTATAGTTCTATGGGTGCTAGGATGGGCGTCATGGGCGGCTTGGGAAGAGAAGTAGAAAAGATACGTAAAGTAAAGCAAGCCACAGGACAAACTAACCTTAAAGTCACAGGGGAGGAAATGCTAGATGGTATCATAGACCCTAGCACAGGAACAGCTAAGAACGTTGACAAAGTAGAGCGTAGCTTGATGGGACGCTCACAGGATAACCTTATACGTATTCTTGTAACTCATCCCGGTACTACTGCGCTTAACTTGTTAGGCTGGGTCAACGCCTCTGGTATGCAATCTCTGTCTGATGGGCTTAGGGGTGCGCTTTATGGTGGGGCTTCTGTAGCACAGTACATAACAGGCAACAAAGCCAATGCTGTTGAGTACGCTGAGAAGTCTAAGCTTATGCTAACCCTGCAAGGCGAAAAGATGAAAAACTTGCTTAACCCTTTTGCTACACAAGAGGAAGCACTTAACTTCTTATCGCTTAACCCTAAGATGCGTAAAGAACTATTCCGCTATGTATCTGGTGGCCTAGACAGTAAGGATGTTCTTAAAACGTTAGACTTAGAGTTTGATGATCTTGAAAAACCGGGCGTCTTTGAGAAAGTTATTGATACATTCCAAACAGTGTATGGCGTTAAGGCTGTAGATGTATTAACTAAGACACAAGAGTTTATGTACAACATAGACAAACAAATACGCATTAAGTACAACATGAGTTACCAAGACTTCATAGGTGCTAAGGATGCTCAAGGTCAACCCCTACACTGGGCTAAGATGCGCTCTGATGATTTCGTTGCAATACAAGCCACTGCTGTTGAGGACTCACTGCGTAGTGTGTTCTCTAAGTCCTTTGGCGGTGGTGACTTTAAGAGAGACCGTAACATTGTAGAAATGGCTGCTAAAGGTATAGAGGATGCACGTAAGTATCCTATCCTTGGTGCTATGATCCCGTTTGGTCAGTTCTTTAACAACACTATTGCCTTTATGACTGACTACTCAGGCATTAGTATAGTACACTCTTATTTTGCTAAGAACAACAGAGACCTTATGGAAATGTCTACTAAGGCTGCTGTAGGTTTGACTTCTATTACTGCCATGTCTGAATACGAAATGAAGAACATGGATGAAGGCTTGGCTTGGCATGAGGAACGTGACGATGATGGACAAGTAAGGTCACGCCTGTATGACTTCCCGTTTAGCTACTACAAAGGCATAGGACGTATTGTAGCGCACTTTAGACGTGACGGTGAAGTACCACCTGAGTTGTACGATGATATCGTAACTACGTTTGGTACAGCTAACCTTACACGTTCTTTGGGTGAGTCATCAGCCTCTGCGTTTGACTTTATGAAGGACGTTGCTTCTGGTAAATATCCTGATGCAGTAGAAGGCTTACAAAAAGCTATGGGTAATGTAGGTTCTATGTACCTGTCAGGGTACAGCAGACCGTTAGACCCTCTTAATCAAATTACAGCGTTTGCTATGGGTGACGCCTACAATGAAACAGATCGTAACATTGGTAGTAAGTTTATCAACAACTCCACACGTTACGTTGAGAGTATCTTTGACGGCTTTGACCAGCTTACAGGAATACCTACTGCTGCAGGTACTGCACTAGGATTAGACATGACAGAAACACCTGCTAAGGAAAGACCTTTGGAAGAAAGACCTAGAGGCGTAGCTATTGGGCGTATCTTTGGTTACAGGGACTCACCTGCACCACAGGCTATTGATAAGATGTTTGCCGATATAGGTAAGCCTAAGTGGAAGACAGATATTAAGTCTGCTGTGCCAGAGGCCAACAATACGCTTAACAGGGTTATAACTAAATACTTAGAAGCAGAAGCAGCTAAGGTTGTCTATGGTGATAAATGGAAGAACGCATCATTAGATCAAAAGATATCTGATCAAAAATTAGCAGTATCTAAGGCTAAGAAAAGAGCCTTAGCTGAGTTGTATAGATCAGGCAACCCTACAGATAAACGCCACCGTGAAATGTTTAAAATTAGTAGGCGAGGGTCAGGTGTCACTATGACTGACATGGAGGAAGCTTTAGAGGAGATTGGCATAGATAAGAAAGTAGAAGACTTATCATACGATCAGCTACGATTGCTAAGGCGTTTTCTAAAGATGGAGAAGCGAGACTTAAAACGCTCATCCAGAGAATCACTTAGAGGTTAATACGAAAAAAGGGGCGGTCACAACGACTGCCCCTCTTGCTTTGTTTCACGTGAAACATTTACTTTACGCCATGTAACTCCGAGCAGTACCTAGCCCATAAATAAACATCCCTAATGCTCTGCATAACGTGCTTACGCTCTGGGCAAGGCTCTATGTGCTTAACTATAAAAGTATCTAATCCCTCACATAGCTTTGTTAAGTCTTCCACAAAGATTTGCCTATTACCTTTGCTATAGTTTAGTGCTTCTTCTTCTAAGTTCACAGGGCTGCCTTTCTTGTGTGTGTCTTTATAGCAACACTGTAAAGCTTATCGTAAAGGTTGTCAAGATGTTTGTTGACCTCACTACTATCATCTAACTTTCTTCATCTATGTTAAACGGCATGGAGATACACAGGCTTACTGCCCTAGCACCATCGTCGGGTCTTGAATTATATAGGCGAAGCATATCAAACTCACGCCATTGCTGGCATGATTCTTCTGTCTTAAAAGCCATATTAGGCGAATGTACAATAAAACTATTATCTTTAGTTACAGGGGCAGTCAGTGTCATTACTACTACATATACCCAGATCATATTATTACTCCTTGAATAAAGCAGTTTATCCACTTGCTTAGGTGAGGGGTTTAAGTAATGTCTACCATTTCACAGACATCACCAGTACAGGCCATCGTTTGCATACCAGAGGTATTATCTTCTATTTCATAGTTGTCAAACAAAGTCCAATCTACTTTAGGCGGTGACTTGTCAAGCATTTCGTAGTACTCTTCTTTAGTACACTCTTGATAAGGTGCCTGTTGGTACGTATGCTCATTGAACGGAAGGAACGACACACCTGACATTTCATCAAAGTGTTTGTACACAAATGCTCCTACCTCAAACCACTCGTCAGGCTTAACGTTAATCGTAACGCTAGGCTTATGCTCACACCAATGACGCTGATACATCAACCACATTTCTAGCTGCTCTAGTGCTGTCATGTCAGCCGTACACACTGCACCCAAGGGTGACTGCATAGGGAAGCTAAACACAGTTGTAGCATCAGGCTTCATAACGTCAGGCTCACTAGGGATGCCTTGGTCACGCATAAATGCAGTCAATGGGTCTTTATTATCTCCACGCACAGTACGGATATAATAGGGACTATGACGAGCATGTATTCCAGAAGCCGAATCAACCAGTTGGGAAACTGTTCCACTGGGCTTAACGCAAGTAATAGCAGTGCTGTGAGGGATACCAAGACGGTCAGCCCACTCAGCGTTAGTAGAAACAGCCACATTTTTAAGATGCTCCAATGTTTCGGATAACCCTTTGTTCTCTAAGGTCATCAGTTTGTTATCCATTATCCCCGTAAGTGACACACCCAGCAATCTTTCTTCTGCTGTGTTGGTGTTCCACATCTTTCGCAAGTATGGGAAGTTTGTGTAGGTGGATTGTATTGTTCCAAGTACAGTTGCAAGACGGACTTTTCTTGTAAGGTCTTCCAAACTGTCCGTAGCCCTGATAACAACTTCTGTGAGATTACAGAATTGGTTAGGGCGTAAAATAATCTCCGAACACGGATTGGTTCCAAACTCATAAGGCCCATGTACTTTGTTAGTCTTTCTACGGCCATTCTTTTCTGCTTGTTTAATTGCTGCTTCTCTATTAAATATTCCTCGTTCTCCACTGCCACTCTCCATTAGGGCTGTCCACTCACGCATGAATGACATACTGTCAGGTTTCTCTGAATAAGATACTGAGTTGTTAGCCAAGGCTCTGTGTGCTGCATTCTCCCACCAGTTACCTGACTTGGCATGGCGCATACGATCATCAGATAGATTAGATAAACTAATCATAGCACTACGGCGTACACCACCGACCACTACTACCTCACCAATCTTACACATAAGATCGTGACACTCTAGGCTGGACAGTTTGCGTCCCTGTGCCTGTCGGAATGTAGTAACAGCAAAGTTAAACAAATCAACCAAAGGAGCAGGACCACTAGCCCGACCACCAAACGTTTTAAGCCTTGCCCCTGCAGGGCGAACTCTGCTAATATCCCACTTAGGAATTTCACCAGCCCACAGGAGTGCCAACACTTGTCTGAGACCTTTAGCCCATCCTTCCTTGCTGTCCTTGATGACAACAGTCGTATCGCTTTGGAAAAGAGTAGGAACATCAGAGAGTTTAGCGATGAACTGACGCTCAACACTGAAACCAACCCCCGTACCGCAAAGCAAGATGAACATAGCCTCATCGAAAGACTTAGGATCATCTACGGGTAGGTAGCTACAATTGTACATACAGGTGTTGTCACGCTCTGCCGCTTTTCCTGCAGTCATAAGTGACCTCATGCTAGGCATAACCTCAAGGCTAAGAATAGCACTACGCATTTCATCTAGGTCAACAGGCTTGAGCCATGTCTTAGCGATGTTCTGTAGGTAACGCTCTACAGTTTCACCCCATGTTTCACGGCGTCCTTCTCCTTCAATCCAACGTGCATAGCGGCTGGTTGCAATGAAGGTCTGGTAGTCACTGGGTAGGTAATTGTTATTCATACTTTATTTCCTTATACTAAGTCAGACAGGTCAGGCTTCCAGTAGCTTGAACCCTTTAACACTTTGCCGTCAGGCCGCTTGATTGGTTTACCTTGTGGCCCTAGCTTAGACATATTAGATGCGTGTACTCTGCGTACAGCTTCATCTAAGTCCCATCCGTAGGTAGCTGCATAGCCATACGTAACGTACACTAAGTCAGCTAACTCTTTGAGTAACTCTAGTGGGCCATCTGCGTCACGTACTTCACTATACTCCTCTTTGAGTAGCAGCCAGCGTAACCCTTCTAGCTTTCTACTGTAGCCATACTTTTCATCAAGAGGGTGATCCATAGCTACTGCAAACTCTTTTACCATATCTAGTGGACTACGAGTGTGATCTGTAGCAGCCTCTCTGTCGTACTCAGCGAAATCGTCTATCTCTTGCTGTGTAATCATCCCTGATCCTTTACGTTTATGTTAGATATTTCTACATCATCTATATCATAGATAATACGAGTCATCAAGTCTTTTATATCTTCTTCATAGTACATAGGGTGAGAAGATAGGATGTTGTTTGACTTGTCAACTTGTAAGACAAAGGTAACACTAAACTTCTCAGTCTTCATTACGCTCAACCTCCTGTATCAATCTATCTAAGTACCACCTAGCTTTCTTCAAGTCCTCTACGCCATTCTTGTAAGGCCACCTCCACATATACTTGAATGAGTTCTGCCAACAGTATGCCTCATGGGGTGATACATCTGCACCCTCTGACATAGCCTTCATAGCATCTATACACTCAATGTTAGCTGTGTTGTAGTGGGGTGGCTTATCTACCATGTCTACCTCAAAGGGCATGATTGTTTCTTTCCATTTAGCCATACTAGCAGTTGCCCTTAGTTTTGGTGAAAGCACTGAGTGTAAGTACATTACCCTCTGCTGTATAGGAAGATTGTGGTGTATCGTCCATAGGCACTTGGTTCTCTTCTAGTAGACGCTCTATCTTCTCTTCTAGTGCAAGCTTTAGACCTTCATAGATTTCATCATCGTCATCATTAAGCAACTCAAACAAACCAATCATAGCTAGACCTACACCCATAGCATCTGTTAATTGATCGTCAGTCAATTCGTGATCGTCACTCTTGCAGATACAAGTAGCGATCTGTCCATTACCCATAGGCTTGATTAGTATTGCAATCTCATCATCGTCTAGTGTGTATGGCATCAAGTCTTCCTTTTTGTTTTAAGTGGTATCTTAGTCTGTGTAACATACTTTCCCGGCTCTGTCAACCACCCTTGAGGTATTAGTCTGTGTGAGTACAAGAAGTCATTTTTTTCACACCAATCACAGTATCTACTCTTAGCACCCTTGTAGAGTTTAGCTTTAGCGTTACTGAATACAAAGCGTATGTCTAACTCAGGGTGCTGCCTTCTTACTTCCACATGCTTGCGCCTGTCTTCACTGTCAAAGATACCCTTGGTCTCAATAAAGATACCGTTGTCCAACTGAAAGTCAGGCGTGTAAGTACGATAACGTAAGTCCTCCCACTCTATTTTAAGTAGCTCATACCTTACCTTTTTTTGGCACTCAGACAAAACAAGAGCAGTCTGTTTTTCAAGACCGCTCCTGTACTTGGCTTTAAGGTGTAGCCTCTTAGGTTTAGGCATCTTCTTCTGGGATAGTCTCGTCTTCTAGTGCCTGTTTAAGCTTGTCTACTAAAAGCACCCCCATGTTAGACACACTAGCTAATTGAAACTCTAGCTGTCGCTTCATTGTTGCGCTATATTGTATCTCTGCTAACAAAGCAATCTGTGTTTCGTTAAAGTCTTCTGAGTCGTATTCAATATCGTTTAGTGTCACTTTAGCCATTTGCATTTTCCTCTTTCAGTTTAGTGTAATGTACCATAGGTGCTGTTAGTTTGCCTTGATAGACTCTTGATGGCAACTCTTGATAGTCAGGCCGACAAGCTTTCTTGAATGAGCAGAAGCTACACTCTTTGCATAGCGTTCTGTTACCTGATTCTTTCTTGCGATAGGTCTCAGGTATATCTGTGTACTGACGCTCAAGTGGCTCATCGTTCTCTAGGTAGTCATACGTTTCACGCATCTTATCTAATACTTCTTCAACGTCTACGTGCTTGGCTGAAACGTACTTGTGATGACCATTAGCTTTGTTTACTACCCACCAGCCACCAACCTTCTTACCTGCTGCTGTAGCGTAGCCTACAAGCTGTGCTACGTAGCCAAAAGGATCACTAGCCTGTAGTGTCTCAAGGTCAACAAACTTCTTAGTGTAGGAGTAATCAGATGCACTCTTAACATCGTCTACCCTGCCAGCCATCACTAAGTCATACTCACCCTTGATTGGGCGTCTACCTCCCCCTAAGTCTAACGACACGTACTCATTGTCTTGGAACTCTACACCAGCAGTGCGTAGGATACCTTTAAATACTGCCTCAACTATATCGCCTAGCATCATGTTCATCATGAACTGCTCTGGCATTGGTTCTTTTTCTTCTGGCATGTTCTTTTCAAACCAGAGTTGACACTTAGCTCGTCCTATGTTGGACATTCTAAGCCTGAACGCATCCCTTGGCCCACCGTTGAATTGCTTGTTTAGTCCTGCCGATACGTCAGAAGCAACGTTATCAATTATTGCTTCTGACATTTCTGCTTGACCTAAAGTAGCATCACGCATGAGTATCTTAATGGGTAGTTCAGCAGCGTGTGCAAAATCCATCCTAAAAAGGAATTTCTTCTACTTGCACGATAGCGTCAAGTGTAGAGGGGTCTATAGCCACATCAGGCTTACGTAAAGACTTCCACTTGCTAAGTACATACTCGTTACCGTAGTCAATGTAGTCAACGAAAGCCTGTACTGTAGCGTGATCCTCTGGCACCATCTTAGTCTTAGTACCCAAGTTAGCAACCATAGTAGCGTACTTGTTACCTGTAGGCAGAGTCTCCTTATGGGCATGAAGTGTTATCGTATGCTCAATAGGTAACAGCTTCTTAGATACAATATCTTTAAGTGCTGCATCCAAGGAACGCTTACTGTCAGCATTCTTTACGTCCATCGTAAAGTCAATCTCTGAGTCATAGCCTTTTACAGCTACACCATTCTCATCAGTAACTTTACCTAGCTTAACCTTGCCAAACAAAACCTTAGTGTTCTTAACACTACGGATAATAGCTTTAGTGTCTTCATCAACGGCATCCCAATCCTTGATGTATGCACTAGGCCGACCAAGGTTGAACGTACCTTTGGTGTCTTTAAGATCGCCCTTAAGTACAGTAGCCATGACAGTCTTGTTCATAGCGTTGTTGTCGCTATCCCATTGGGTCCATTGCTGACGCTGTGCAAATAAACGGATGGTAGCACTACGGCTATACACAGTCACACCCTCTGAGTCAGTAAGCTTGTAAGCACCCAAGGGTACGACTACCTTCTCTTCTAGTTCACCGTCTTCATCTACTTGCTCCTTCATGATGGGAGCTTGTACCTGTGCTAGTCGTGCAAGGTTAGGCCCACTGGAAGAACCCATAGACATATCAGCATCTGCACTGAAACCCATAGCTGCAGCAAGGTCTGCACTTGCCATTGTCGTAGATAACTCATTGCTCATTATATATCCTTTCTGAGCTTTATTTGAACCGCAGTTATATCATATCACATCTTTAGTGTCAAGCCAATTCGGTCCAATTTTGGCTTCTAAAAGTAGTGGTACGTTCATCTTTATGCCGTAGTAATTATCAATGATACTATTAAGACAGTCGTTAACATCGTTAATGACACTGATTACCTCCTTTTGTTCATCAGGGTGTATGTCAATGACCGCTGAGTCATGAACACTATTAACTATGCAAGAGCGCATGTTCTTTAGTCTCTTGTCAATCTCAAGTAACACAACAGGTACAACATCACCAGTAGCAAACCCTTGGACAGGGTAGTTCTTGATCCTAGTGAAGTTAGTAGGCGTATTGTTTTCCCTTCTAGTAGTACCGGGAAATGCATACTGCCTACCTGACACATTGGTTATCTTTTGGAAACGTATAGCCTCATCACCTAGCTTCTTGTGCCACTTGGCTATGCCTTTGTACTTGTCAATGAAGTGCGTGTAGTACGCAGCTTCTGCCTTAGTCCTGCCAAAGCCTGTCGCGCCAAAGAGAGGGGCGAAGGTGTGTTCCTTGGCAGCTTGCCTTGCAGTAGGTTGACCTGCATCAGAGATAATCTGTGCAGTGTATGCGTGTACGTCAAACCCTGTGTTGATCTCTTCCATAGCTGTCTCATCCTGTGACAGGAATGCAGCAGCCCTAAACTCTAGCTGTGCAAAGTCAGCTTCCATGATCTTACCGCCCTCCCAACGTGATACAAAGACACGCTTAACAGGGAACGTACCACCTCTAGGCATGTTCTGCATGTTAGGCTCACGCCCACTAAACCTGCCAGTAGATGTAATGTGCTGCGTTAGTGACACGTGCAGTACATCGTTCTGTTTAGTGAAGGTGTCTATACCCTCAACAAAGCTAGACAGGTAGCTAGACACAGCGTTCAACCGCTTCAAGTCCTCAAGGAACTTAACAGCTACATCCATGTTGTTGTCCATAGCTGTAGCTCTGAGTACGTCTAGTATATCCTTGCCTGTAGAAAAACCACTAGCACTAACCCAAGATGCGCTAGGTGGGAAGAAACCAAAGCCAGCCATTCTTGATTGCTTCTTGAGTTGATAGCCTCTGGCATCACAGTCCTTACATTTGTTGGGTTTTGCATACTTACTACCATCTTTCTTTACTTTGTACGTTTCTGCACTGCCTTCACAAGTCGGGCAAGTGAACGCCTCAGTACGATACAGAAGGTCACTGTTAGCATTGACTATCTCCTTTAGGTCAGATAGCTTCCTACAGTTATCAAACAAGTTAGGCCAATCATCCTTGGAGTGAGGCTTACGGCTAAAGATAACCTGAGACATTTGCTCTGGGCTATTTAAGTTAACTGGGGTGTCACCCATGACCTCACGCACTTGCATCTGTAGACGGGACTGAATGGCTCCACGCTCATCCTCAAACTCCTTACGCACTGCATCCAAAGCCTTGCGGTCTACCTTCATACCGTCAGCCTTCATGCGTGTAAGAAGCTTGCATACCTCAAACGTAATGTCTCTCACGTTACCAAGGCTCTGAGACTCAGGTAACATAAAGTCTGCACTCTGTGCATGAAACAGTGAAGCTGTGGTATTGCAGTCAGCCTCAAGGTAAAAGGTCAACTCTGCTAATGGTATCTCATCAGTGTTGTAACCTTCCTTAAAGTAACGCTTTAGAGTGTCATCCTTTTGAAAGTCAAGGTTTCTACGGATAGCTGTGTTACCTAGAGACAAAGATATCTTTTTGACTACTCCTTTATCTGATATCTCTATGTTGTTTCCTCTGAGTAAAATACTCTCGGCAAGCATAGTATCCCATATAGCCCCGTCATACTTAAAGCCACACTCCCAAAGCCAAGCCAAGTCATGCTGTGCGTTGTGCATGATCAGCAGGGTAGTGTTATCCAATATCTTTTGAATACGTCGAGACTCAACGCCTGTCTGATCAACGTACTCTTTGTGTTGCAGATCAAACGTCAGAGCCTCAGTACCATCGTCAACGTCACGTACCCCTACGTTCACTAGGAAGTTACCCTCCTCCCAAGGGTCTAGCAGAAGCTTACCGTTGCGCTTCTTTGTTGTGTTCTCAACGTCCAATACTATACGCATTGTGTTCCTTTCTTTAGGCTAGGTACTGTGACCTGCCCCCGTCTAACTCACAATGAACAACCCCATGCCATCCACCCTTTAGTTTGTTCTTAGCTACATTGATATGACGCTGCTTGTCTTCATCATCACCCTCAGTAACTTGGTTCTTAGCAATCAGAAGCATCAAGTCTGCCTCTGCTGCCTTGCCTGTCTTACTACCTTCCAGCATAGACTGATCAAGGTAGACTTTATCTTGTGCATCAGCAGACAACTGACTCATCCATATAATAGCACAGTTATACTTCTTAGCTATGTTACGAGCATGGATAGCAGCAGCCTTGAGATATACGTCTGACTTGTCACTACTCTTTACAGCAAACTTATCACCCATGTCAAGTACAACTATGTCGGGCTTGCTGTGCTTAATGATGTTCTCTACCCAACCTAAGTCTTTACCTGTACTGTCAAACATGCTGATCTTTTCACGCACCTTCTTGTACCTAGCTGCAGCTAACGCATAGTTAGACTTGATCTCATCTGTATCCATACTAGCAGCAGCGCACAGGTAGCGTTCAGCTACACGTACATATTCTTCCTCGTTACATAGTACCATACACTTAGCACCCTGCTCTGCAAAACCTTTAGGTGAAGCAATAGTAGACGCATGGAAGCTTGTCTTACCTGTGTTGGGCCTAGCACCCACAATGATGAAGTGACCACTACTTATGCCTTCTATGCGCCCAGCGAGGCTAGGTATATTCCATTTCCACTGAGACTGCTGTAGTCCTGCCTCAAGGATCGTATCTATATCAATGTCAGCCCACTCAACATTCATGTTAGGCATGAAGTTATCCTCATGAGCCTCAAGTACCTGACGTAGTGGCTCAAGAGAGGTAAGCTTACCGTTAACGTAGTCGAACCCCAAGTTAGCTACCTGCTCCCCTACGTGCTGCCTAAACATCCTAGACAGTACATCAGAGGCTACATCCCTAGACATAGGAACCTCTTTGCGTAGCTTTGAGAACAGACCCTCATACAAAACCTTGTTAGCTGTAGTCATGGTGCTGTACTCAGAGAAGAACAAAGCTTCTAACTCAGAGGTAGATATAGTACGGTCATACTTTTCCATAGCGTTGTCCAAGACACGCTTGATCTTGCGTACATCTTTAGTGAACAACTTGTCAGGGCATTTGATACCCTTGTGATCTTCATAGAACTCCTGATCGTGTAGGGTTCTAATTAGAGATAGCTCCATCATCCGTATAATCCTCTTAATGCTTTCCAAGACAAAGGGAATAGCTTATGCATACTGTCACATATCTGATTAGCTACTAGTCTAGTCTCTAACTGTGTGTCTCCCTTGCACCTAAGATTACACATATCTGCAAAGGCGTCAAGGCTACCTGACCAATACCATTCAGTCATGGTGCTTTGTGGCAACACCATACGTGCTTGTTCTGGACAGATACCACTAGACAATAAGTCTTGGTAAGCAGCTAGGCAATACCCTTGAACCTTTAAAGCACCGACAGGTACAGACTCTACAGCACCAGCACTACCCTGCTTCTTATCGTCAGCC